ACAACTAATAATTAGGCATATAACAACATAATTTATATTTTGTCATCTACTAAAATTATTTTTGTTAAGTGACTGTCTGAAAAGCTATCAAAAACACAATACGAATTATGGCACGACAAAAGAAAGAACCGGAAACCCTGGAGACCTTCACGCAAAAATGCATGCAGCGGCCGATGGCCAAAATCATAGAGGAACTGTTCAACACACGAACAGAACTTATGGAATGCCGACGGGCTATCGGAGGCCTGAAGCGGCGGAAGGAATCGGGAGTGACGAAGGAGGAGATCCAGCGTCTGCAAAACATTGAACGCAAGTATAAGAAGATACTGGGTTTGGCCGCAGACGTGGCTAATGCTGACGATTAGTCGGGTATCTGTTATTCGATAAAAAAGCGGGGCGCACACTATTTGTGCAGCCCCGCTTTCATCAGTTCCTGGTTGAGATGTATCGCTTGCATCTGTTCGTGCAGCCAGAGTGCCTCTTCCGACAGCATGGCAAATTCCTCATCCGTGACTGTGTCAAGGTTTACGCCGGGGAAGTAATGACGGACGTAAATCATCCGTTGTCGGATGCGCTGCTCGTCCGTCACAACCCACCGGCTTATAAGTTTACCAGGACGCTCTGTCGTGTAGTGATGAGTTCCGACAACTGTCCCATCAGGCCGAAGAGGAACAGCGAATCATTGTCGACAAGTTCCTTGTCTCCATCCATGAAGCAGTCGCGCGCCAGTGTGCGCATGGCCAGGACCTCATCCTTCTTTGAGGCAGCCATGAATTTGGAGAACTGCGGGAAGGTGGGTTCCGCCATAAAAGCGACGTAATATTCCTTTTCCCCGCATTCGGTCTCCCCATATACAACCATCGGGTAAACCTTGCGCAGTTTTTTCTCTTCTTTGATTTTGAGGGCTTTTTCCTTGATTTTGGCTTCCTGTTCCAGCGTAAGCATCTTTTCTTCCATATCGAAATGAATTTGATCCATTTAAAGTGTAGGGGAAGATCCCCCGGAAAGATTACAAAAACACGAATTATCTCGCATCTGAATAAACAGCCCGAGCATTAAGCATTGATTTCTCTATGCAATTCATCTGAATACTCAAAAAAATGATATACGGCCCGATCATACCTATGCCTGTCTATTGGAGCCGCTTATAGGACCGATGTATATACAGATGGCAATATGGCAGAGACGAAAAATCTATTCCAATATTTGTAACATCAGATAATTATCGTTACTTTTGTACTGTTATCACGCGAAGTGATAATGGTACAAAATAGATGATAATGGATATAAGGGAAATCATAATAGCCGGGATAACTGTCGCATTGACACCCGTTCAACGGTCAGAACTGAAGGGGCTGAATATTGATACGACCACAAGATTCAGTTTCTATCATGGAACATTCAACGGGCAGCCGTTCTGCTTTGCTTCCCAAAACGGTACGGCAACGCTGACTCCGGCCAATTATCGCAGATATGCGGAACGTGTAGAAACGATTGTCGGCGTGCCGGTCGTTTTCATCCTTGAAGCCGCGACATACATCAATCGCAGCCGCTTGATTGAACAGGGAGTCTATTTTGTAGTATCCAGAAAATATGCCTTCCTGCCGACGCTGCTGGTAAATGCCATAGAGAAATCCCGAAGGCCCAAAAAAAACAGACTTCTGTCACCGGTGGCGCAGTATCTTTTGCTGTACTATCTGCAATCATCGCTTCATGGAAGCTGCACCATAAAGGATTTTGAAAATATCTGTCCGTACTCTTATCAATCAATCGGACGAGGATTGTTGGATTTGGAACAGTTCGGGCTCTGCAGGTCTGAAATGATTCCCAATGTGGAGAAAAGAGTAATCTTTACACTGCCCAGGCAGGAACTTTGGGGAAAGGCTGTGCCGTTTATGCGGAGCCCGATTCGTTGGGTATATTATACGGACGATGATTTACCGGACAATCTGATGATAAGCGGTATCAACGCCCTGTCACACTACTCGCATCTGAATCCGGAAGAGAGGCGGACCGTTGCCATCCTGGACCGGGATTTCAAAGATATGATGTCGGAAGGCTTGAAGGTTGACGACATGGAAGGAAAACATTGCATCGAGGTTTGGATATACCATCCGCGGATGTTCCCGGACACGGAATATGTCGACAAACTATCCTTGTACCTGTCGTTACGGCACGATACGGACGCAAGGGTGGAAGGTGAATTGGAATATGTAATCAAGACAATAAAATGGTAAGAGGTTTAGAAAAATTCAAGGAGTATTTTAAGGAGTTCAGCGACAATTATATCATTATTGGCGGAACGGCTTGTGATATCGCGTTGACGGGTAGCGACATGCCGCCCAGAGCCACGGATGACATAGACATGATTTTGATTGTCGATAACATAACCCCGGAATTTGGCCAACGGTTCTGGCAATTCATCTCGGAAGGAGAATATCAAAACCGTGAACGTAAGCGTGGAGCAGGCAAAGAGCCCGCGCCCGAGTTATTCCGGTTCATCAAACCGTCTCCCGGTTATCCAATCCGCATCGAGCTGCTGTCCACACGACCGGATATCCTTGGAGAACCTACCGGATTCCACCTGACCCCCATTCCTGTCGGTGAAAAGCTCTCCAGTCTGTCCGCCATCGTTATGGATCCGGACTGCTATCAGTTCACCATCGAGAACAGCATGATACATGAGGGTTTGAGAGTTGCCACACCATTGAGTCTGATTTGCCTGAAAGTGCGGGCGTTTCTCAATCTTACGGAAGAGAAGAAAACCAATCCTGAAATCCGCAGCCAGGATATAAAGAAACATAGGGACGATGTGTTCAAACTGCTGGTGACCTCTATTGATCCTACAAATACGATTCTTCTTCCCGATTCATTGAAGGAAGACATGAAAACATTTGCGGATATGATGGAGGCGTCGCTGCCGAACCAGTCCTTACAAGACAGGTTGCGAGTGGACGATGAACAGATCAGAACTTTTATTGCAATAATGAGAGAAGTATTCGTATTATAATATGAAGATACAATATGCCAGCGACCTGCATCTTGAGTTCTCCGATAACAGCCGCTTTTTGAAAGAGCACCCGCTTGAAGTGACGGGAGATATTCTCCTCCTGGCTGGCGACATCGGCTATATCGGAGACGACAACTATTCCACGCATCCCTTCTGGAGCTGGGCATCGGACCATTACCGCCAGGTTATCGTCATCCCAGGCAATCACGAGTTTTACAAGCTGTTTGACATCGACAAGCTTTACAACGGCTGGAGTTATGCCATTCGGAAGAACATCACCTGTCATTATAATGCCGTCATTCCCCTGTCCGCAGATACGACGTTAATCGCCACGACCCTATGGTCTAAAATCTCCATGCAGGATGCCTACGCCACGGAGAGTGCCATCAGCGATTTCAAGCGTATCCGTTACGGCAACGAACCGCTGGACTGGACCCGTTTCAACGACGAGCATTACCGTTGTGTCCGTTTCCTGAAGGACAGTATCGCCCGAAGTTCGGCCCGACATATCCTTGTCGCCACACATCATGTGCCTTCCTTCAAATTGCTAGCCTCAGAGTTTAAGGGCAGTCCGTTGAACGGGGCGTTTGTCGTCGAGTTAGGTGATTTCATCGAAGCAAGTCCCGTGGAATACTGGATATACGGGCATTCCCACCGGAATATGGACAAGCGAATCGGCCATACCATGTGTCTTTCAAACCAGCTCGGCTATGTTTTCAGCGGTGAGCATATCGGTTTCTTGCCGGGAAAATACATCGAAGTCTGAACAATAAAAGGTGCGCAAGGCCTATGCCATGCGCACCCTCCTGAGAAAAATGGGGACATGAACAGGATCATAGCCTGACCAAACATCCTTCAATTCCACTCTGTTCAAGCCTTTCCGTATTTTGTCGGTCGAAGGCAATCAAGCAGGACGGAGCGCCCGCGGGACCTCCCTGTACTCCCGAGGCGTGGCAAAAGCTCACCCTTCCCTTGATAAAGAGAATAGAGTCCGCACGGGGGAAAATCAGTTCCTGAAACAGTTTCGTGTCTGTCCTGACAAACGTCAGCGCCACGGCATTGCGATGTTCCGCGCACCGCTGTATGAACTGTGCGATGAGCGCCTTGTCATACGGCGGATTGCAGAATACACGGCCATGCCACGGGAGTCTGAGCCCGTCGTCCTCGACCGTATAATGGTGCGCCGCAATGTCCCACGGACGGTTCACCGGCGCACAAGGGTCCAAATCGAACGTTCCCAGCCGCTGCAAGATGGACGGCGGGGTCAGCCATTCATTCTTTCCCGTTGCAGTATTTCCTTCAAAAGTTACATTCATAGCCGGCCATTAAATGGTATCCCCTGAACCGATTTGAATATCGAAAGGATTCAAATCGAATTCGTGGGTGATGTTCGTGTCATCCTGCTGGGACTCCAGGCAATCCTCGGTGAAGATACAGCCTTTCAGGGTGACGGTTGTGGTCGTCCAGTCCTCGGAAGCCATCGGGTTGGCAAAGGAGATGATCAGGTCGAACTCTCCGATTTCGAGCAACGAGCCATAGACCGAGCGCAGCAACTGCTGTGTGGCGTAATCCATGGTGATGGACGCCGAATAAGTGATGTTCCCGAATCCGCGGGACACGGGCTTTCCACCCATGCCGTAGTTGGATTCCACCTTGCGCTTTTTGGACCATTTTATCGCCGACACGCCTTCAAGCGTCGTCGAGCCTTCGTCGATTCCCAACGCTGTCGATGACAAGGTAATCATCGACCAGGAGTATGCTACGTTATTGATTACAGCCATAATGCGGGTATTAAGCGGTTAATGAGAGACCCTCTTCGACATAGATCTTGACAGCCACTCCGACCGGCACAATGACATACGAAATGCGGAGCGTATCATCAACAAGCACATTCTGATTGGCGTCAATGGTCACGGCATACCCGGAAATCTCCTGTGCGGCCTGCATCTTGGCCAGAATATCTCCGATAAGCGTCTTGAAGGCCGTTATCTTGGATGCCGCGAGGTATCCCGTCGAGGGATTTACCAGCAGCGGCGAGTTGACATAGGGAAGCAGCGCGGCACGTACGGCCCTGCGGCTCTTGTTGATCGTCCTGTTGCGGGCAATGGTACGGTAGTCTCCCGTGGAGCAGGTCTGGTCCTTGGAGATATAGATGCCGTTCTCCCGTCCTGCGTACTTGATCGGGAAGATATAGCCCTTGTCATCGAGCTCGTCCAGCAATGCCGGGGAGAGGGATTCGTAACGGTTCAGACTAAGGAAGTTTTCCTCCGCCTCGTCCAGGTTGATGTCCCCGAATCCCAGTTCTATTTCCTGGAAGTCATCGGTGAACAGGTTGAACTGCTTCACCCATGCGATGGATTCCTGCACGCCGGCCTTCGCGATGGCACCCATCACGGCCCCGAGGAACCCCACGGGCGTATGGTTGACATTGCGCATCTGCATGAGGCCGACAGTCTCGTTATGTGCCTGTCCGAATATGCAACTGATACGACTGGCCTCACAGATGCAGGAAGGTATCTTGTTCAGGTCAACCTGGCGGCCCTCGGTCGTATCTGCGCCCGTGTTGGAGGGGTTTGCCGAAAGAATGAGCGACAGAGGCTGGTTCTGTTCGGCAAGTCCGACAGCCACGTCATTCAGCCCCTTTACAAGATTGAGGTTGTACTTGTCTTCGCCTCCATTGGCCTTCCACAACGGCTGCTCGGTCCAGATGCCGAGCTGGTTGATCATTCCTCCGGCAGCCCTTTGCATGATTTCCAATGCGTCCCAGTTCGAGGAGCAGTCCGCGAACATGACATAAAGTTTCCCTGTTCCATTCACGTTTCCCGACATGCGGAAGAACTCCCGTATGTGGTATGCCGGAATACCGTGCAGAAAGTTGACGTTGGCTTCTTCCTCTTCTGTCGCTTCCACGCGTTCGATGATACCGAAATCATTGACGGCGGACTTGAAAGACGTGACATAGCACACGTCTCCGAGTTTGAGTTTCGACTCGTTCGTCTTGCCGTATCCCTCGGTGAAGAGTGTCGGCTGCAAGGAGACGTCGAAGAGCAGTCCGGTCACCTTTTCGTTCCCGGAACCGGTATCGTATGGGATATTTCCGTCGACATCCTTGATAAATACATTTCCAAGCGCCATTATGATTTCATTTTAGATTGTTTGAAATACGGGTTTTTGTACAGCACGGCGTTCCCTCGAATGTGGATAGCAGTGTCCGGTGAGAAGGTACTACCTCCGTTTCCGATGTAAAGTGCCGGATAACCGGGGAATTTCTTCAAGAGTTCCAGAATATGGGGGTCGGTTGTTTCCTGTTCTTTTGTCTGTTGTGTTTTCGGTTTTGCGGTCGCTTCTGTCTCGGATTGTACCGTTTCTTCCTGTATGCGTTCAGCCTCCTGTTCCGCCACTGTTTGCGTAGCGGCAACATCCGGATTCTCGGGCGTTTCTGCATTATTGATTTTTTTTGCCATGGTTGTCGAAAGAAAATTGGGGAGCGGGGCCTTACCTCCACTCCCCGGGTGAGACATTCAAATCAGATGAAAGGTGTGTTATTCGGTTTTCTTGTAGGCGGTGTGAACCACGATTTCCGCAGGACGCACAATGTTGACGTCCATCTTCATGCGCATCTGCATGAAGAAGAGCTCGGAGTTGGCCTGGAGGCGGTCCACCTTGAGGATTTCCGTGTCGTTGGCGAAATCCACGCCCATCCAGAGGTTGGAGTCCATGCCTGTGGAGAACTCGCCAAGCACCATGGTGTGTTCCGGAATTCCGACGATGGGGATGATACGTTTTCCCTTGAAGCGGTACTTGTTCACCTCGGTATTTTCCGAGTACTTGACCTGCTTGTCGGAAATATACTGGTCGTAGGCATCCCAAGCGTCCCAGCCGACAATGAAGGCCAGTGAAGTCTTCTTGCGGATCTGCTTGGGACAGTTCTTCCACATGGCATATAGGGCGGCTTCCACGGCGGCACCGTCGGAAAGTTCGGTAGTACCCGAGACGATGCACTGTCCGCCCGCTTTCACCTCGTCATCCGTGGAGTTCACGTTGTCGAGGATTCGCTTGATGACCCCGTCGAAATACTTCTCCTTGTTGGCGCCGATTTTCGTGCAGCCTTCGGGAGCCGTAATCTTGGCCGCCGATTCTCCGCCGCGTGCGGAGGTCCAGATAGCGTTTCCGATGTACTCGTTTTTCTTGTCCATCAACAGGCGCAGCATCGTGGCCTGAATGCGAGGATCCAGCTCCCGGAACACGAGATTGCCTTCGGGTTGTGCGAACTTCCAGTATTTCTCGTAATCCCTGGGATTGAACTCCAGGTAAATCATGAAGTCGGAAGGTTCGAGGTAGCGCTCGGTGAACTGGTATTCGTTCGAGCCATCTTCTCCCTTGGTGCCATGCGTCGACTGCGGAGTGGGAACGTTGTCCTGAATGACGTTCCCGAGTTTTACTGCCGGCAGCGTATAACGGTGCTGGATGCCGGTCTTGATGTGGATAAGTCCTTCGCGGACCGTGTCGTTCCCTTGAACGGTATAGGTCAGCAGGTCTTCCAGCACCTCACCGTTATACCCGTTCTGTAAGAAGTTTAAAGTATCAGCCATTGTCTATTGAGTTACAGGTTTGAAAAAGAATCTCAGCCGACAGGCGGATACCTCTTCCGCGTGAGACCTCAGGCCTCCGGCACGTCAATTTACAGTTGATAGGAGTTGCGCCGCAACTGGCGCCGGTTTATCGGAGCTTCTTGAACTTGAAGTCGCCACCGACCACCTCCTTGACCTTTTCGGTCATCAGTTCCTCGGCCGTTCTCGCCGCTTCTGCCGCCGCCTGGATATTATCCGGGTTCTTGGCGATCTCGCGTGAAATCTTGTCACGGGCAGGAATGGAGGCCAGCGTGCTTTCCGCCAGTGCATAATTCGAGGTGGCCATCTCAACCCACTGGGCTTTGGCCTCACGGTCGATTTTCCCCTCGTTGATAGCGTTCTCCACCAGCGTCTCGATGCGTGCCGCCTGCTCGTCCTTCTCCTTCTGCTCATAGGCTGAAAGTCGTGAAGTGACGGCCGCCAGGTCCTTCTGCAGATTCTGAATGGTAGCCTCCTTGCCGGCAATGACCGTCTGGGCGTCATTCAGGGATTTCTGCATTTCCTTGTACTTGGGCTCCAGGGCGGCCAGCTCCGAAATGCGGGCCATGACATCTTTGACATCCTTGTCCTTCATGCCGATGGATGCCGCAATAGCCCCATATTCAAATCCTTGTGTCTTGTTTTCGTTCGTCATATCGCTTTCTGTTTGTTTAAGAGTAGGTACTGTTTCTTCAAATAGTTTATTCTCCGAACTGACCCGGCTCATAAGTTCCTGGATGGCCGCCGTGTCGGTCAGTGCCGCCACCTCACTGTGCACCTTCTCACAGAGTTGTTTGGAGGTGTGAATGATATTCTCAGCCGGGATAATACCCGCCTTCACGGCCGCCGCAGCATCGAAATAGGTACCGTCTTTGCCAGCCTCCCCGTTCATGATGGCACGGACCTGTTCCGCCTTCAGCCCGAACCGCTTTCGATAGATGGTTTCAATCTGCCTGGTGAATGCCCTGACCATATCCGATCCTTCGTCGTCATCCCCATCCGGAAGCATCGGATTGTGAATCATCAGTATGGCATAGTCTCGCATGAGCGAACGGTTCCCCGCAGCCCAGATAATGGATGCCATCGATGCGGCAATACCTTCGATGACACATTCCGTATCTACCTTGCTGTTGGCGATAGTGGAATAGGTTGTCATGCCGTACAGCACACTGCCACCCTCCGAGTTGATCAGTACGCGTATGCACGAGGGGCGCACGACGTTCTCCAGAAAATCGAACTCATCATTAAAGCGTGCGGTATTCTCCTCGGAGACGCGCCCGAAAAAACGGATAATAGCCGGCTCGCCGGTTTTAGCCTCTCCGACAACATATTGAAGTGAATTGATATCCATAATCGACTGTTTTTTCCGAAAGAGTAGGAATAAGACCCGCGGAAAGTTGTAAGGGGAAGGCCGACTCAAAAAGAAACGGACAGAACCTGTTATAACATCAGTTCCCGTCCGTTACCCCTTCATCGGGGCCCTCTATGGGCGGCATTTCTTCCGCATCGGCAGACAGCACGAACCCCGTCACCTCTTCATACTCGGGCTTGGCATGGAAACCGTGCTGCAGTTCGTCATGCTGCGGTGCGTCGCTGTGCTGTGTGAATGGCGGCATCACCAGATAACGCTTCACCCAATCCCGGTAGCGCCATGCCGACGACTCGCGGAACCATACCTCGTAGTCTATCCAATATGCCTGTAGCATGTTGGTCGTCTGCGGCATGTCGAAATAGGTAAGGTTGCAGCGTTCATTGAGCGCCGGCTCCCGATCCTTGGCATCCTGAATGGCTACGTTGAGCCGCTGGAAGACAATGAAAGGGTCACACTCATGTTCCGGATCGGAATTGTTGAGCGTGTTGAGTATGAACCGTACCCGCATGGTGGCACGCCCTTCACCGATACGCTGCTGCGCCACCAGGTAGCGGATGTTCACGAAATGGATGAATACCGCAGGAAAAGCGGTCTCGTATTCCGTGTTCTCACCACGGACAATCCGCGCAAATTGCCCGTTATCAATGGCTATGGTCTTGAAAAAGGCAGGCGAAGCCCCGTCATCCGGATTTTCCCGTATGGTGAGTATCGCCCTGCGTACAGCCTGGTACATGTTCACGAACGGATTCTCGGCGACCGCCTCCGGAAGGCTTTCGATGTGCGGTTCCGGTGTTTCAGGGATACTGATATTATTGTGCTTGTCCTTGATCATGACATGGGAAATCCTTCAAATATTTTATCAATGAAATGAGCGGCTATGTGTGCGTCAATCTTCGGAGAGAAACCGATGAACTGACGATGTACGGGGCGCCGCGAGGAATACTGGTTTACCGTATATAGCCCAAACTTAGGGTCAGTATTGTGTATGGCTGCATAGTGGCCGTACCGTTCCCGGCTGCGCCCTCGCTTGCCACGGACAGGGACACTTTTTTCGTCCGTGAATATATAGTAATACGCCCCTTTGCGAAATATACGCGAGCGATCAGAACGACGTCCGACAATATTCGTAGGCTCTGCCTTGTACTTAATACTTCTCGCCAAGGCACCCGAATCGTTCATCACCGGGTGCGTGAACCGTTTTCCCCAGCGGGATGTGCGAGGTGCCCAGCGGCTGCCGCCACAGAACCCTCCAGACGAAAAGGATGCCTGGAACTGCTGACGCGAATAATCGCCGGCGAGCGTCACAAAGTCAAAGACGTTGCGTTCGAGCTTGTTGGGCATCTTCGTAACATACTTCCCTTCCACCCAATGGGCACAGAATTCGTCAAGCGTTATCTTAGGCATAGTGGAATCGTTTTTTGAGTTTGTCGCCTGTCTGCACGGTAAACTCCGGAAGCGGTGTGCTGAAATACGGATGTGCGTCGGAGAAGATGCGTCCACCCGTGGCAAGACTCTCCCGAAAAACCGGATCCACCTTCCTATGTCCGGAAGAACGGGATACAGAAGCGTGTACCGAGGCGAAACCGTTGGCCACGAGGTAGCATCGGCAGCCCCATTCGATGGGCGGAATCAGTTCCGGCGGGAATTCCGACTTACGATAGGAAACCCCTTCGAAGGAAAGATGCCAGGGACGAACCCGTTCGTCCCCTTGTGTCATGAAGGTAACAAGCGTATTTTCGCTGACGGCCATCCACCAGGCGGCCATCGCAGCAGCCAGTCCTACCTGTTCGTTTTCTTTCTGCGCGTAAACAAGGTTATAGCGTCGGCAGACTTCCTCACATTCTTCCAGTGTCGTTTCGCCCACCTGTTCAGGCAGAGCCTCAAGCATGGTCATTTCTTCGGCCACGGCAAAATCAATCAGGTTTTCCACCGCAGCCACGAGAATTTCATGCTGTTGTTGCTCACGGGCGGAGGTGAAGGCGTTCCGATTCCGGAGGATATCCAGCGCGCGGTCAAAATCAATGCGCAATCCACACAATGCCTTGTCGATTAAGAATGAAGCCCGCAAGGTGATGATTTCCTCGATCAGATCTTTCCGCTCGGCACTATTTTCCCACCATTTCACAAGCCGGCGGAAGGCGTCCCGAACAGCCTCGTATTCCTGCTGTTCCTCCGGCCCGTAGGCAGCATTGTCGGCGGCCCTGCATTCAGGGAGCGTAAGACGGGCCGTCACTTCGCTCCCCGCAGAAAATTTGCCACCCGTACCCCGCGGGGATGACCGTATCGGCGGTAGTATTCCTCGTCGGACATGATGCCGCGGTCGTTGTGGCTGGTTCCCACAACCGTCCCACTTGCTGCCATGCCAGTCATCACGTTGAGCTGTTTACCCACGTTGATGCCGAACTCCTTCTCAATCTCATCGGGCGCCACCTCATATTTGTCCGTAATCAACGAATAAAGCTTGATGCGGTCCTCATTGTTCATCTCGATTCGATTCGAGTACTTGAACTCCAGCCCCGGCGAAATGTAGCCCATAGCTACCAGCCGCGGCACGATTTCCTCGTTCATGATGTTCTCAATATAACGGCGGTACACCTCGATGCGATCCCGGAAAATATCTTGATGGGCTTTGGTAGAGCCGACATACGACTGCATACCGCCCGCCATCGACTCGCTGCCCAGCACCAGGTTGGAGACTTCCCGGTTCACGAACTCGATAAGCCCGGTATAAATCTTCTCGCTGTTGGACATCGTGAAGGTCTTGATATCAACCTCGTCCTCAATGCCCGTAACCACCACCTTGTTCTGCGCGGCGTTGGCAATCTCGTTGGCCAGCCGCTTACGGTCCACATTACTCTCCGAAACCGTCTTGCCGTGGATGATGGGCTGGCCATAGGTGTGTGAGAAGTTCACATAATTGGCGACGGTGAACTTCTTGGCCAGAATAAGCGGTGTGGTGGCTGAAAATAGCCCGAGATCTCCGGAACTTATCAGCACATAATGGCGCTTGTATGTCGCATTACGGAGGTCCCAATGCGGCATCCATTGCCCCTGCCGCTTCAAGACCACCTGCTGGTCCGGCAGGACGTTCCTCCGTTCTATGATGTTCACCTCGGCCAATTTGCCTGTTTTCGGATCAATATCCGGCATGATCTCCAGCAATGTATAGCCATACAATTTAGCCTCGATAACGCCCTTGATGATGCGGTCGAATTGAGAACCCTGTATCCTCTGTGTCTGTGCGACATCCTTGATGTACTTTCCTTTTTCATTCACTCTTGCCAGCATGTAACGGTCCCCCAGAATCTGGCTCTCCAGCGTTTCGATGACCGAACGGATATGAGCGTCCTGCTGCAGACACGCCTCATACAAGTCTATCAGTCTGGACCGGTCGTCCAGGATATAACCTGTTTCCGTATCCCCGCGGCACGAGCGGTACAAGTTGTTCCGCTCGATTTCCCGGACATACTCCTGTATGGTCTTTTTCGAGGTTTTGAATATGCTTTCCAGCAGTTCTCCGTGAAACGAATGGTCTGATTCTGCCATCTTTGCTCCTTTTCTTTTAAGAGTAGCCTGATTTGGAAAGCAAAGTTTTCGGTCGGGAAAATGTATACAGTCGAAAATGGGGTTATGGGCTATTTTTCAATTAAAAAGAACTGAATAGAATATATATATTTTACATTGTAATTATTTTATAAACAACTTATAATCAATACAAAAAGAGCAGTCTAAAACATAAAATAATAATACTTTTGCACTATATTTACACGCAAAAAAAATATACCTTTGTTCCTACTTGTTAAAAACGAATCAAGAAATGAGAATCAAGAGATGAAAGTTAAAAAGGTTCCTTGTCGGAGCATCCGGTACAAGGAATTTCCCGACTTGCTGTTTGGAACGCCGCAGGAGGGCGCTCCGGCCTATTTCGACGCGACACATTTCATACAGAGCCGCGGAGACGAGAAACGCCACTCTCTGGCTGATTTCCGGGTGGCTTTCCACTTGTGGATCGAGGAGTTGTGCCGGCAATACGAAATAGACAGGGAGGATTTGTTCATCCGCGACGAGGCATCGGGGCACCTGTTAATTGATGAATGTCTGGCTCTATTATTTGTCGTTTACATCGAGCCTCCTTTCGGCGTCTACCTTCTGGAGCGAATTTCCGAAATGTTTGTCGATGGATTTACGGTTTCAGACACCTGGCTGGTTCAATCGGTCGGGCTTAGATTTACGAATGAGGAATTAACGCAAATTTTAGAACATCATGAGACGCAGCAGTTTTAAACGACCAAAGATGGTGCTCATCTTCAACGGAGCACAGATTCTCGTTGCCATCACGCGCTCGCTTCATAGTGCGGCCGAACTGACAAAAGGCAACTTGCAGGCAATTTCTTTTTGTTGCACCGGTAAATACATCTGTAGCGGAGGGTTCTATTTCCGACACCTGCATCCCAACGTGGAAATCGAGTTGCAGGACCTGGGAACTCTCCAGCTTCAGGATTACGATTCCCTGTGTGGAGAGAAGCGGACCTATTACTCGGTCCGGCAAATGGCGCACAAGCGGACATTGCGCGAAAAGAAAGGCAAACAGGAAAACAGAAATACCAACGAAGACAAAAATTCATGAAAGAATATAGGAACGTGCCGTTCCGCGACTGGAGCATACGGGTGTCGCGGAGTCATAACGGACAAGTGCACATCTGTGCAAGCGATGTATGTGAGGTCCTCAAGCGGGATGAACTGATTAAGAAAGGGACGATTACCGAAATATGCCCTTCGGCCCTGCGGCTTCCCTTCCGCGCCAACGGCCGCGAACTCTGGGGTTTCCGACCCGCGGACATGAGACGGCTCCTGCAATTGGTCCGCAAGGACAGTATCCTACCCCGGAACCTCATTGATGAGCTGGAGGTCTGGGGAAACCAGTTGTTGGAACTGGAAGCCGGAGATATGCATGCACACGGGCAGCGGGACTTTGTGCTGAGCTACGAAGCGGATTTTCCAGTCACTTTCCGCAAGATGGGCAACAAACTGATGGTGAACGCCACGCAGATCACGATGCATTTCGGGAAAATCCCCTCCGAGTGGCTGCGGATTACAGCTACGGATTCCCTGCGGCGTGAGATGGCCCGTAGCGGACAAACTGACCGTTACGAATTTCAGATCTTTACGACTCGTGGGCGTGGCAAGGGCGCCACATGGATTGAATCACCGTTAGTGGTTCCTTTGGCACGCTGGATAGCGCCCGACTCGGGATTGGCTGACTGGTGTGCGCAGCAAATAGAACGGCTTACGGCGGACATAGCTCCGCGTCCCGTGCGGAGGAGGGAATACAAGAGCCTTGAGATTCGCTGTCTGGACCAGCCGCTGCCCACGGATATGGATACGGCTCTTGCCATGATCGAGGAACACAGGAAGGTTATCCGGGATTTCATTCCCAAAGTGGCCTTCTACGATGATTTCATCGAAAACAGGGAGTGGTTCCGCAGCACACGCATTGCCGACGAACTCAATATCTCGCCGCGCAGCCTGCACCAGTTTCTGCTCGAACAAGGCATCTGCAAGTACCAGAAGCATCAATGGCTTGTTTTTCCGGCGTACAGGGCATGGCAGTGTGACGTTCCCTATACCTGGGAGAACGCGCAGGGGAAAGTATTTACCTTCGGCTCAGCCAAACGGTGGACACAGGTGGGACGCGAATGTATCATTGAGTTGTGGAAAAGAATACACCCTGAATACCAGTGACTATGGAGAAAGCCTTACAACGCATCATCCGCAAGACCGGGCGCAAGCCAGTTTCCTGTAAATGTGATAAATGCCGCAATCAGTGCCGCACACCTTGCCTGGGAACACCCGATGACATCCTTCGTCTCATTGAGGCCGGTTACAGAAGTCGATTGGTACCTACCTTATGGGGCGTAGGGCTCGTTATGGGCAGGTTACCTTATGCAGTACCTATGGTACAGGCTATTCGAGAGGATAACGGGTTCTGCACGTTCTACCACAACGGCCTGTGCGAGCTCCATGATTTGGGCCTCAAACCCACGGAAGGAAGGCTCTCGCACCATACCATCACGATGGAGAACTTCAAGTTCGGCAAGTCCCTCTCGTGGAATGTGGCCAGGGAATGGCTGGACGAAACAAACCGACCAACTATCGACAGGATAACCTTTCTGATGGCAAAATAACTTCGGCGGAGCCGGGTGGCAGACCATAATCAAGTTAATTCCTCGCCTCATACTACCCGGCTCCGCCCAATGTTTAATTCATCTTAATTGCAAACCATTGGCATTAATTGGTTCTACTCTTAACCTGAGAACCATAAATGCTGAAAGAATGAAACTCAAAAGAAGAATGACTTACGAGGAGATGGCCAGATACCTCTCCGAGACCACCGGGAAAGTAGTCAACCGGGTCTCCGTCGGACGATATGCGAAAAAGCTGGGCTACAGAGTCTACAAACCGATGATCAACCGTAAAATCCAGCATTGTTATCTCAACGATGCCATCCAGGACGAAGAGACGGAATCACCGCTTACGAAAGGAGGAGACGATGGGGAAAAGTAGGAACAGGAGAAACGGCGCATCACAAGGTGCGCCGTTTCTCAAATGTTACAGCCGGATGCTGGGAGTATTCGATCCGGAAGAGATCGTTTTCATGCTCTACATGGCCGACCTGTCCCGACTGCGCGGTAAAGGCTTCGATACGCTTCGGAGCAAAAGGACGCACATGGCCAATACCGGCATAGGATCACGCCTGTTCGACCGGTGTGTCAGGAGGATGACAGCTTTGGGTCTCCTTGAACGGGTACCGCTCAAGGGCATGTATGACTATCTTTGGGACAGACAGGCTTATGAACGCCTCATCGAGATTCTCAATGCACCTACGTCAGCCCTCGATGCCCGGGCTGTCGGCCGGCATCTCTTTGTCACGATGGAGAGAAATATTCTCTCCATTTCAAATAAAGAGATTGAAGAACTGGGAAAGAGGGTGTAGATGTTGGTGCAATGCTTCATTTGTACCATGGAGATTGCTACAAATGTTTCAATCGGATTGTTACAAATGTATCAACAATACTATAAGTATATAAGTAGATAGGAAAGGACTTTTTTCTTGGAAGAAAAAAGTCAACAAAAAAGAACCTATAGCTAACAGACGGCTTACGCCGCCTGTTTTTTAAGGAGGATTTTTCTTGTTTATAAAGGGACAGACAACATGAAAAGGGACAATAGGCAAAATAAGGCCCTGCTGAAAAAAATGAATTAAAGAAAACTTTATTATTCGTCTTGTCCCTTCATCCTGTCTTCTTTTCCGCAAATGGTACCATGGTGCAGTCGCAGAATCGCCAGATAACAATCCTGGACGCCACGCACTTCCTCGGCAGTTGCGAAATAGTTGCCCGCCGCCTTACGTTTGCGGTCGCGGGGTTTGTAGGTATCCTGTACCCTGTGTATTTGGAGATACTCGTCCAAATAGTAATAAAATTCCCTGCGTCCCGGAGAGACATTTTTCCGCTCGAAGCAGCGCAGATGACCGTTCCATACCACATGAGCGGCTTCCATAGCTTTGGAGAGCTTGTTGCGAGCTGTCGAACCGATCGGTTGGAACTGGTAATCATCGGCAGCTCCCAAAATTTCGGATGCATTACATCGAAGGGAACCGTTCTTCATCAGCAGACAATAGAACACGGCTCGGCTCTGATCGTCAACATGTCTGAAAATCCCAGTAGCAACAGGTTCGCCCAACACGCTGACGCGAATCCGTTCTCCATCGGCAGGCTGGAAATCATTCACCTTCACAAGCGCCTTGCGCGGATCCCAGCAAAGTCGCCTGCCATTGAACAGGCGTTGGAGGACTGTCTTTTGTTCTGAGCTGGCCGGGCGGCAGTCTGATTCAGGCATGACTACTTCCTCCTGGCAGAGGGTCCCATCGACCGTGCAACGTATCGGCATTACCACACAATCATTTTCCACGCGGCTCACCATTCCAAATTCCCCGGTTTTCATGTTGGCAGCCGCCAAGCCTTTTCGTATGCCGGAAACCGACGGATCGCTGCCTTCCGGTTGTTTTTTTTGATTCACATTGCTTTTCATACGACTATCCATTTATTCTCTGCCGTCCAGCGAAAAAATATATATAATCCGTCATGGCGTAAGGCAAATATACAACATATCCCCCAAAGTTACGGGAAGAAGAATCAACAAATAGCAACTTTTCATATAAAATAGTAAAAAATGGGCAAATATGTAAGATATGGACGCATATTGCTGTGTCTATATATTTCTTACTGTATTCATAAACAAATTATTGTATCTGGTATATGGACTGAGCGAAAACGCTGTTTCCTGACTGCCAGCAATTCCCGGAAAAACAAAACCTGAACAAGTGGTACGAACGCAGTCCAGGAGTGAACAATGACGCTGTATATAAAGCGTCATCATATGAGCCCCTGCAATAGCGGAATCTGCATAAAATCTCCGAAAATCTGTATATGTTTACGATTCGTAACCTTGCATTAGATTTCTGCCGTTTGCTTGTCAGCACACATCTTGCACCTCCTCTTTATAGGTCGGTTCGGTGGAATCTGCCCCCGTCCAACCATATATATTTTGAGGTCTGCTTACAATTTATCTAAAAAAGACCATTTTAGACCGTTTTCAAAAGTCGGACTTGGAAAAATGGGCCGAGGAGAGATACCGAATCCGCACCTGGACAGACACCCTCCCCAATCTTTTTTAATTTATTACGCCGTTGAATATCAATAGTTTAGTATGTTTACTTTGTCCAAAAGTAAACCGAAACAGCCCTTTTTGCTTTTTGTTGCTTACAAATTGAAAGCAATAAAAATATTTTTTTTCATTTAATACCATATATAAGTAAGAACAAACATACAAACTACTGTAAAACAGCTATTTAAGCAATATTTTAGATTGTTACATACATTGAAACGGTGCTTTTTTGATTTTTGCAAAGAGAAAAAAATTTTTTGCTTTTTTTTATAAAGCATTGATTTTCAATCGTTTGAAAGCAGACCTCGCGCGCGTGCGTTCCATATCTGGAAAAACGATTTTTCAAGACGTTCCAAAAAATTTTTTTCGAAAAAGTTTTGGAGAATGAAAAAACGGTTTTATAATGCAGTGTACTCGAAAGCCAAACAACAACGGCCAACAAGTACGGAAAAAACGAATAAAAAAACAAGTAAATCAAAACAGAAAAAAGAAACAGACAAACCAATCCGCAAGAGCGAGAAACAAAGAGCCTTTTTTGTGGGAAACCTATTTTCGTGGCTCGGACAAACGAAAATTCGCCCGTTCGTTTTGGAACGATTAAAGAGGGTGTCAAATAACCACACCGCGCGGGACTACAAACCAATGTAGCAAATTGGAACGGTCTAAAAACGTGTTTTTAGTCCGCACACGCAAAGCACGCAATTTTGGGAGTGCGAGAGTCGTGTGGAAAAGAGAGGCGATAAAATAATGCCATAATTGCGCCCTTGTGCGCTCGGAGATAAAAATCGCTATGCGGTAAAAACTATCCGCACGGGAGCTTGAGAAAAGAGCATTGCCAATGTTATGCCCATAATCACCAGCCGCGACCGCTTGCCAGTTAGCTGCCGGATTGGAAAAGATCCGGGACGTGCCAAAGAAACGCCCTGCCGAAATTGGAGTACGCAGGCACAGCGCGACGACACGGTGAAGCGTGAGTACGCAGAAACACGATATGCCGAAAATACGCTCATTTGGATAGCCTGTTATATGGTACGTTATAAGGTGCGACAAAGTTACGAAAAAATTTGCCGTGCAGGGTGAAATGCACGGTAAATTTGGGCACGTGGCTACGGCTTGCCACGCCTTGCGCTATTGCGTGAGGTCTCCGGTTCGACTCCGGAGTGCCCGCAATGCGTGATTTTGCGCAGAGTTTCTAAAATTTTATCATTATGGCAACTTCTAAATTGAACAAGGAACAGTATGCAAACATCGGTACGTTTGCAGGTATTATGTTGGTTTACAACTCGACCAACAGGGACGGCGAGACGGTGCAAACCGCCCAGCACTTCTTCGGCAAGGATTTCGAGCCTGCCGACAAATCGGACAACGAGATTTTCCGTGTCATCAAAAACATGGTCGCAACGATGTGGCACACCATTGCGGAGGAAAAGAAACTGCGTGCGGACGCTGACGGTATCCGCTCGAAATTCCGTGCCACAACTCCGGCGGAGATTATCATCTGCGACAAGAGTAACAACCGCATCAAGCGTTACGACCTGACCGACAGTGTGTGGGCACGTATCGGACTGGTGCCGACCAAAGTAGACCTCGAAAAGTCGAGCCGCGACTTTGCCAAGACTATCCATGCGGCGGCAAAGGCAATCCGTGATGCCATGAACTTTGCCCCGAACCTTGCGGGACTTGAAAAGGCCGAAAAGTCCGCCAAGACTGCCAAGACTGCCACGACCGAGACGGCGGAAATGCCCGAACCCGCAAGCGAGAAAAAGGCGGCATAACGTCCGACCCAGAACAGAAAACTCTGCCCGAAATACACAGATAGCGGCAGGCCCGACGCTCTGACAAGTGCCGGCGCCTGCCTTTTTCGTATCTGTCGGAAAGGTGCGTATTTCCCGAGTATGCCGGAAGTACGCCCTTTTCGTATCGGGCCAAAGGCATCGTAACGTGAACGGAAAGCGCAACAATCCGGCGGAAAAGAGTGCCGGAAGTGTGTCCGCACGAGGTGACGGGTACACGGTGGACGATGTAAAGACTGCATTGGAAGAGTCCCAGAAAGCACTGCATGAGGCGGTTTTCATTGCCCGCAGGGTGTGGGAGCAGGATTCGGAGGCATTGCGGTTCGACATCGACGATCTGGTGCAGATAGAGTCTGCGCTGGAGGAAATATGCAACCTCTCCGCCGGCATAGCGGTAGAGGACGACGAAGAGTGAATGTGGATACAGCGCGCGCACGGTTGCCGGGAAAGTGCCGGAACTGTGCGCGTGTTTTCCATTACGGGCATTGATATACACTATGTCAGGATTGTACCCTGAATTGCCCGCCAATCAAAAGGACAAATGATATGATCGAAGTATTTGATGCAAGACGCACCCGCAGTTTCGGGTGCTTTGCCAGTTTCAGCGTTGCAAAGGGAACGCTTGACTTGCTTGCCAGAGACGGCGCATTGGGGCAGGTGCCCAGCGTCCGTGTGATGGCATACCGTAACGGAGAGCTGTGCCGGGACTATGAGGCGGTATTTGCCGCCGGGAAGTGGCGGGTGCCGAAAGCTCCTAAAACGGAGAAACATATCCAGTCAGAGCGGGCCAACCGCCTAAGACGCCGCCGGAAACTCTGCAAGGAGTACGCCACGGCAGAGTTGATGTTCCGCGAGGGATTTCCCGACTGGATGAACCGCAGCTACCCGTTATCTGCCGACAGCTTGCGAAAGTGCAACCGCAAGTGCCGGATTTATGGCGTATGAAACGAAGAATTAAAACCGTGAGAATATGAAGACTTTAGCAGATGTAAAAAGGAAAATGACACTCGGCTCGAAATGGCGGTGTGTCAGAGTGTCCAATCAGGACAAGGATACGGGTGTGCGTGAAATCGGCAAGGTGCAGACCAACGCCGTCGCATTCGTCAAGGCTGACGGAAAACTCTCGTGGCTGTGGTGGCCCAAGGCCAAGGATGTGCAGGTGGAGGGTGATTCATTCACCATCCTCAAAGACGGCAAACCGTTACTCAGGTACACATTCGTGGAATAGCCCGGCATTCGGGAATAATGCAAAATAATATCAATTAGTAACAACCGTAGGGGCGAAATGCCCCTATACTTTTCTAAAACGAAGCCTATGCCAAACTGGTGTTCAACCTCCTATGTCGTGACGGGAGACAAAAAAGAAGTGCGCGACTTGTATGAGAAAATGAAGTCGCTTGAAGAGCGGGAGAAGCCTCTTGTGGAGAACGACTTTGGTGTAACGTGGCTCGGGAACCTCGTAACGTTGCTTGGCAGAAGTTGGAAAGAGGTTTATTGCCGAGGGGAATGGTCCGGCCTTATTGTCGATATTGAAGATAATGAGTTGCGCTTTTATACGATGACCGCCTGGTCCGAATTGCAGCAACTGCGACATTTCCTGCAGGAGAAATATCCCTCGCTGACCTTTTATTTCCGCTCCGAAGAGCCGGGAATGTGCATTTTCCAAACCAACGACGCAGGCGGTATATATTTCCCCGAACGCTACAAGGTGGAACACTGGGATGAAGAAGACGAGTATTGCATGGACATGGAAGCGGTTTTTGATGTGGTTTCCGACATTACGGGAACTACCGTGCGAACCGTTGAAGAGATGAATAAGGCAGTCGATACATACAACGACACCCATGAGCGCGAACCGATTTTCATCTATGAATTTGAGACAGTTGAAGATTAAAAAATAAAAAGATATGGGAACAATGACACAGAAACAGGTGGATGCCATCAATGCTGCATGCCGGAACGGTTTCAGTTTCGACCGATACGATTTCGCGGTGTCGAGAGAAAAACGCCTCTCGAAGATTATCACGCTTGTTAAGGACCGCAAAGAAGTAAAACTAAGCCTCAGTTGGCGGGACGAGGTGATGAAAGTTGAAAATGAACATGGCTGCATGGTGCCAACCTACACCGGCAATGTGGTGCCGCAGTTACATTGCTCGATATGGGACAAGGCTCCCGGAGAGAGTTGTTGGCACAGTTGCGGACTGGGGAAATATCATGTGTTTTCGGACAAAATTTCTCCGAAACGATTGATGAACCGCCTGTGCGAGATTACGGGATTGGTTACAGACGACTTGGTGTGCGAGATGCTGCCGGATAAAGAATGCGCGGAGTTTCGGCAGAAAGCAGAGCGTAAAGTCAACGAGGTAAGTGGCGTAGTCATCAGCCGCGCCCTGCTCGATGAATACGGATACGACGGGAACGTGCCCACCGACGAGCAGATGCAGATGATTGCCGACGAATTACTTGAGTATTGGGGCGTGAGCGGCTGTTTCAAGGACGCTCTCGACAGCACGATGTCGAATATTTTTGGCGTCGAAGCGGAGGAATAAGCATATGCTGGCTTTTCGTATCCATGCAATAAATTAAACAAATCTGCCAACGGAATGAAAAACAAAATGGGAACGAATGAACTTACCGTTCATCAGCGAGGGGTTATTCTGCGAGGCATCTGCTCCGGATCCGCATTGCGGGGAAAGTCCCCGGAAATATCGGAAGAGAATACCGTCATCATCTGCCAGGGAGAATTGAGCATGTGGGATATCTGTAGTATATCCGCCGATGCCGAGGCCTTCGGACTGGAGGCACATTTCGGTTATGATGGTCGGACCAAGATTACTTTCAAACCCAAAAAGGAGATGCCATGAAAACCTGCTACTATCTGGAAGAATTGCATAAGGAGATTCTTCTTGAAGAAGAGGATATTCAGGCCGTGCCGGAGTCGGGCCGTGCCGACGAAGCCTGCGACGCGATTGCGGCTAAAGACTATATTGTCCGCCAGTTCCAGGCTGACTCCTTTGAATCGCTCAGGCAGGCCGTGTGTCGAATTTGCGACAGCCCCCGGATACGCAGCCGCCATGAAGCGTTGATGTACATCGTCTGGATGGCGGCCCTGGACATCAAGGAAAGGCGTGTCCTCCGGCATACCGAAGCGGAGGTCAAAATTACCCGTGACGACGGTTTCGTCTGGCTGATTGTCCCGCGCGAAAAGGTCCGTGGACTATGGGAAACGGGAACCTTCACGCTGTACAGGCTCTACGCGGACGATTCCGAAGCCGAAATCGAGAACAAGGAGCAACTGGAAGAGACCTTGGAACGAGGCTATTCTGTCGGCATTGAGGTTGGGTTCGTTGCCACAATGGGATATGCCGCCCGAATGCACAGATAATTCAAATAAGGAAACATTCAAAATCAGAAAAAGATATGGAAACAATCACGTTGACAAGAGAAAACGCCCACCGTGTTACCATGGTGAGGCGCAAGGATGCCCCGGACAGTGTCCCGGTACCGTTCGTATTCCGAGGGAAACGATACGGCTATTGCAGTTACTCCCATCTGGTAGGGTTTGCCGGCCAAGAAGAGGTCCTTCCTTCCAATAATTTCGGAGAATGGGAAGTTGTGGAGGTTGCGCACCCGGGTTACCTCGAAGAGTTCTTCAAACGTGCCTGCGACGCCTACAACTGCACTTCGCACTCACCGGAGGAACGCGGGGAATCTGAAATTGCCAGCCACGAGCGGCAGTTGCACGACGATCTGATGGGAATGCCTGAGGAGCAGCGTGGCCGTTATCTGGAAAACTACAAGAAGCGTTATTCGGACATCATTGCCGCCAACAGCCGTTGCTTCAGTGCGATGATTGTCGGTCCGGCCCGCTTCAACAACCGGAAATGCGAACAGGCGGACAATGCCTACCGCAAGGCCGTTGAGAACTTCATGCAGTGGAGGGAACGCGCCTTGGAATCCATCGCCAAGGCGATTGAGGCCGCCAAACCCGAAGAACAGCGTCAGGAAGAGGCATGGCAGGAGTTGAAAAAAGACCTGGACAGAACCATCACGTCAATCCATGCTCTGGATACGGGCAAAGAACGAGGCTACAACCGGGCGCTTTTCGTGAACAATCTGGCCGGACGACTCACGACGATTGCCGGAAAAGGAAATGTGGAACTCATAGAGCGTGCCGTTGCCTATATCCGGGAGTGGAACGCGAAATTCACGAAACCGGTGGTGACGGAGCGCCACAGCATTTTCAAACTGCCTGAAACCGCCCGCAAGGTACGCGAACAGCAGGAAGAACGGGAAAACAAGCAGAACAAGGAGGTCAGCTTCGACAAGGGGAAAGTTGTCTGGAACTATGCCGAAGATCGCCTCCAGATTATCTTCGACCAGATTCCCGACGCGGAAATGCGCATGGAACTCAAGCGACATGCGTTCAAGTGGTCGCCCCGCAACCAGGCATGGCAACGCCAACTCACCCGCAATGCCGAGTATGCAGCCAGACAAGTGCTAAAAATAGAATTGTAAGACGATGAGGTATGTAATTGACAGTCGGTATTTCGACGGTTCGTGCCTCACTTCGATGCATGACGGCACACATAGTGATTATGGCGGGGAGACATTGCAGGAGTTGCGCGAGCGGGAAAGGAATCCTTTCCTGGTGGCCGTTTCACCTGAAAAGATCCTCTTCCTTACGAGACGTTACGTCAGGATACTATGCACGCCTTTCCGGGAGATTACACGGAAGGATTATTACTCCCTCTTCGAGTGTGTTCCTCCCGCACGGATGGGACGCCATTGGTTCTTTGTGGGGGAAGCCTATTTTGGAGACCTGTATCCTTTCTGTTTCACGAGAGATGGCCGCTATTTCAAAGGTGAACGTCCCCTGTACCTGAAGGCCGAGAAAATCTGGAGAATGATTGGTGAGCACATGAAAACACTGGACTTTCACCCGGAACTTGTACATGGAGAACCATATGTGGAGAGCGACCGCTGGTACAACGGGAACATTACGGTAACGCCCTACTATTTTCTGCGGGACGGGAAAAGGATGTTCATCAGCAACCTTATCTCTGACACGGGGAAGGCCGCCGACGATGACCGGAACCGTCGGGAAATGGCAGAGCGCCTGCTGGACCTGCGCCGCAACCATTATGAGTATTGCGCCTTCTACAGCCATGTAAAAGACCTTTTCGAATTCTTCGATTGGATCAGGAAAAACCGGTACACACTCGAAATCCAAGGAACGCTTTTCTATTTCGATCCGGAACGCCAGTATGTGGACTTCATGGGAAACGTATGTGAATACTCTGCGGCCTTTCATTACCGCATCTATTCCCGAAGCATTCTGGAGTCACTCATCGGACAACTCCGGACGGTCAAAAGGGATTACGGTCGGAAACCGACAAAAAACGAGAAATAAGATGGATACAATAGACAAAGTCCGCATCATCGAGAGTGATGCGGCACCCAAGGAAGATGCCGCCATCGAGGAAGTCATGGCAACGATATTTCACACAGACGGTTTCCGGGAAAAGGTGACTCCCGCCAACGGGTCGGACTTTCGCCTGGAGGAGATGCAGAGAATGGTCGGAGGCATTATCGAGATCGTCTATTTTGACGACAACACGGTGATGGTTATCAACGAGGAGGGTAAGCTGCTGGGGCTCCCCCTGAACATGGACGCGACCGCAATATTTCGCGCCCATTATCCGGATTCGGACGACTACATTGTCGGCGATGCGCTGGTATGTAGCGACGAACAAATTTTATAACAAGAAAGAAAACAATATGGATAAAGAAAAAGTGAAAATGCTGCAAGAATCCCTGGAATATTTCCAGCAGATGCAGGAGGACGACACCCTCATGGAAATTATCTTTAAGACCTCTGACGGCAAACTGCACGGGATCGGAACCCCAACCGCTTTGAAACTTCTGCTGGAAGTGGCCGTAATCGAACTGGAACGCCAGCTCCACAGCGCCCGGTTCGGGGATGCCCCGGAACAACTGACTATGTGTCGTGAATACAAGACGGCCATGGAACTGGAACGCCGGCTGAACGATTACAGCTTCGATACGAACCGCTTTGCGGAATCGATCCCTTATATGCATCGCACCTTGCAACAGACGTTCTTCCGTCTGGTGAAGGCATCCATTTTCCACATGGCGCAGCAGAAGCCGGCGTCCATCGACGGGCGCAACAAAGCCTCATACGAGATGTGCTGCAGGCTGGCGCCCATGCTTCAGGACAGTCCCCTTCCTTTTGTGTAGTCTGCCATGTTCATGGTCAGGAAAACACGTCACCGAAAAGCTGATGTATGATGCTTGTATCTGGAAAGCGAACTATGGGTATGATAAGAGTAACAAGAGACAAGCACCATGACATTTTCAAAGATGGTGTCTATATCGGACAGATTTATCTGGCAAGGGCTGAAAGCCGGACATTGAGATACTGGGCGATATCCTGTGTGCCGGGAAAAGGGTTCAATACTTTCGATGAGGCACGAGACTATGCCATGGATTTCCTCTAAACAAGAATGTTATGACAGATAAGATCCTACAAATGTTCTTCGACATCGACAGATGGACGAAGGCTATCGAAAAAGGAGTTGGCAAGGACATCCGTAAAGACCAACTCATCTGCCTGTGCGACGAGCGTACCCGGCTGAAAATTGCTGACGCGATGAAGCGCGGCTGCTACGAGATTTCACCTCCGCATACCGCACTTATACCCAAGGATAACGGAGAGTATCGCACGGTATACGTCAACGAACCGATTGACCGCGTGCTGTTGAGCATTGCAAATGACTTGTTGTTCGAGTTGATGCCGGACCGAATCCACCGTTCCTGCAAATCATATCAGAGCGGTATCGGTTGCGGGAAGGTGGTATTGGAAGTGAGCCGGGAGATGACAAGAATGTCAGGTGATGAATGCCTCGGTTGGAAATCCGACCTGAGCAAGTATTTCGACAGCGTGCCCCTGCGATATATCGACCGTGCTTTCGATGCGGTAGAATCCCGGCACGGACATTCGGCACTGATCACGGTACTGCGGAAATATTACCACAGTGACCTCTACTTTGATACGGACAACCGACTGCAGCGGAGCTACCAATCCCTTAAACAGGGTTGTGCCGTAGCAAGTTGGTTGGCCGACGTTCTGCTCTACGAGCTGGATGAGGAGCTTTCCAGCATGAACGGCTATTACGTCCGCTATTCGGACGACATGCTGTTTGTCGGTGAAGACTATCCCAAAGCGATGGCCCTACTGCAAGACCGGCTGGCAGAGATGGAAATGAAGCTCAACCCGAAGAAGGTGGAGTACCTCACGGCAGACAGATGGTTCAAATTTCTCGGCTTCAGCATCAAAGGACGTATGATTTCACTCTCTTCAGGACGTATCAAAGCCTTCCAGAAGAACATCGAGGCTTTGACCGTCCGTAAACGTGGTACGAGCCTGCGGAAAGCCGTGAATGCCGTAAACCGCTACCTTTATAAAGGCGAGTATTGCTGGGCCACCCAGATTCTTCCAGTCTGCAATGTAAGACGGGACCTGAACGAGTTGAACAAGTTCGTGATGGACTGCCTGCGGGGTGTGAGTACCGGGAAACGGAGAGTCGGTGGTTTGGGATACGTTCCGGCGCGATGTGACGGTTGTATTGTCCGCGGTACGGGACGTAACGTCACGGCCAATCGTGGCAAGATGCCCCGTGTCGAGGGTTATCTTTCCATAGGTTGTATGCAGAATGCCCTGCGTACCAGCCGAGCGGTCTACAATACGCTGGCCGCTTCACTGTAAGTGATGCCGAGCACACGGCTTGTGGATGGAGGACAGGATTTCAATGTTACAGGTTCTCCAGCCAGATCAGTCCGTTGATTCACCGGTTTACCCACCGGTGAATCTTCTCCGGATCTGGCTCGCTCCTGTAAATATCGGAATAGTAAAGCAATGTGCCGCCTGTCTGACATCCTGACACTGGAACACATCAGCCGGACCCGAGGAATAGCATTCAGTTACCCGCGCACAATATCCATCTATCGGAGTCTTGAAGGATGCGACCCCCATCCTTCAGACTCCTCCAAGATGGAGGTTCGCGGGATTCATCAAACGGATAAAGCTATGTGTCGGCTATTATGAGGGTCTGAACCCAGCACGGGGTAATGGTTCAAGGGACACAAATTCACTACAATGGGAATACAGTGCACGCCAGTGCGGCGCTGAACTCTCTATCGAGCACTCTGCCCCGCGTGGCGTGCTCATTATTCCCAATGTACATCGCTTTGATTAAAGTCATGTGCCACAGTCATGAGAATCATATATATATACATACGGAAGCCCGGCATGGGGCACGCGGATTCGGGATCAGAGGTTCAAGTGCGCAGCTCTGCAACACTTCGGGAGCCGTATGTCATCTCCAGCCAATAGCTGGTTATGACGTCCGGAGCCCGAAGTCACAAGCTGCCCATATCGAGTTTATAAAGGGATGTGCCGCTCTGAGCAGGATTCGCAAGACGGTAGCGCAGCCGCCAATGTGCAGGGGAGCCCGCTTCAATATACAGTTGGCTACCTGTATCCTGAACCCGGTGAACACCCGGTTCAGGATACAAGCATACTGTATTTATCAGATTGATAAAGTGATGCGCCAGGGGTTCGAGTGCAAGTAATTTTTGATGAAAGAAAACAATGGAGAACATTTATCAACAAGTAGTTCAAGCTGTCGAGAACGGCGCAAAATTCAGTGTGGATTTTCGTTCACGGAGCCTGCGACTGAATGGCCGCTCTGTCATTCGTGAGGGAAACTATGAAGGAAGTCTGGGGGTAGAACCTTGTACGGAGAAAGAGTTCCTGTCTCAAATCGAGGAGCGGTATCTTCGGTACAAGCATTCCGTGCCCTCGGAACGTAGTGCAAGTCGGTCCCGCAACTATTTTCTGGCTCTTCCCGAAAAGGACCTGGACGACGAGGACATGCTTTACGGAGAACGCCGGGACAAGGCACAGATCGAGCTGGAACTGTACATTCTCTGCCAGTTGCTCAACGGGTTCAGGTGGAACGCTGAAACCATGGGCAAATGGTTCTGGCAAAGCACCCGGGACAAGGACCTGGTGTTGCTTCGACAGTGGATAGACATTGAAAACAATTAATCATTAAAAAGAAGGAAATGACAAAGAAGAAGAAAGAAAACATTATGACCTGCCCACGTTGTGGTGCAGACCTCAATGGTGCGGAAAATCCTGCCCGTTTGCCGAAAACGGCGAAGGAAAGAATTGAGGCTCTCCGCCTGGTCGGAGTGGATGTCAGCCACCTGTTCGCCATGCAGGGTGCCAACGGCGGGGATTACGTCGCCTCCAATCAGGATGGCAAATTGACCATACTCGATGACAACGATCCGATCTTCTCGTATATCACCAGTCAGGGAGACGTGCCCAACCGCCGTCTGTTTCGTCGATGGGTAATGGCCCAGATGTTTCACATGCTTTCCTATGCGCCATACCGGGGGTTGTCTCCACTTGGGGTAACGGCCATGATTCATCGGCTGGGGTATGAATACCAGTGGAAGATGCTGTTGGATGAACTTCGTGCACAGATGAAGATGGAGAGTCGTGACCCGAACGGTTTTGCGGAACGCAACCGCTGGTTCAACAACGAGGTGGCTTCTGCGATGGCCCATCATTATATTGAACGGCTGAAAAAACATGTGGACAATCTCCAGGAACGAAAATGCAAGGGAATACCTTACAAGCGCATCCATGGTCGTGACATCTTCGTTTCGGACCTGGACCGCAAGGTGTACACGCCGTTAATCATCGCGGCCAACCTTATCAAATACGCTCAAAACGCCACACAACTATATAATGCAGTTCGTAAGTTCAATGCTCATCGTATCAGACTGAGCCATGATACGCCACAGAGCAAGACGTGGATGGATGCTTACAAAGGAGCCGGTGCGTACTTCACGATGCAGAATCTCATTCGCTTCCACGGTTGTCTGATTACTGACGACAAAGGAAGACGTCTGAACAAAAACCAGTCGCTGGACTTCATTATCCTCAAGGCAACCCTTTACAAGGATGAAGGGTGGCGAATGCTGGCTGTCTTGAAGAAGATGCTCCGAGACAACGACATCGACATCAAGAAGAAAATGGATGAATGGCGTAAAAGGTAAAAGTAACCTGGCAGGTATGATGTGAGGGACCGGTATATTCAGGTGTTCCTCCTTTAAACGATGTTCATCTCTGTTAGCACAAGATGAGCATCCTTGTCGGAGGCTCCCGCATCAAAAGAATACAGGAAAGCCCCGGACCGGTAATCACATCAATATAAATTAAACTACAAACCTATGAAATTGAGTAAGAAAGAATTAAGACACAGAGATTATCTGTTGTATAAACTGCGCAAACAAGGCGTCCGTTGCTTGACGCGCTGTCGAACGATTTTCTTTCCGTACGACAGCGACCCGATGACCGTGCCCCAGATTGTCAACCTGGTCCGGGAATACAATTTCGCGGTGCAGTTTGAAATCCGTTGACCGAGAATAAGACCAAGTGAAATAACAAAAGATGAAGCGATATGAACGAAGAAGCAACCCCCGGCGATATTGCCACCCTGCACCGGCCTTACATGGGTTATCGCCGCATCGAACTGGTAGAGAAACTTCAGTACACCTGGCTGGCCCGCATCTGCGGAAGCGGAAAGGAAATCGAGGTCTGGGAAGATGAATTTGAACTGGACTAAATACACAATGACATGCAGAACACGAGTAATGATCCCCTGATACCTGCTTATATCGCCTATGCGGTCATCATACTGACTGCCGAGTATCTGGGATGCGAGGTGGAGATGAGCGCCACGGCCAGGGAGGTCTGGGAAAGTAAAGGATTGCCGGCCGCACCTTTGTTGGCTTTATATGAAAGGGCCGCACAGGATGCGAAGGAGATTGTGGTGAAACAAGGGTTGGCAAAGACCGCCGACAGACTGGCCGAAGAATTTTACAGAACAGGACGGTTTCCAGACCGTCCTCCAACAAACGATTAACAGACAGGAGGCAATATGAAGACAAGAACCTTTCAGGAGATTTATGATTTTTGCCGCACGGATTTGACCTACCAGGCCTATTTCCATATTCCCGACGAATTCAGTGTGAAGGATCGGAAGACTGCCCGGTATTATTTCGGCGCGTTCAGCGGAGGAAGGAGCCGCAAGGGGACCTTCATCTATACACAGTCGATGCGGCAGCTTGAAAGGTTCCTGCGGGGAACGAAGCAGGACCACTACCTGCACGCTAATTCAGAGACGTTCGAGGTAGTAAACCGTCAGAAGTATGACGGCCCCGCAATCTACATCGTGACCCATATCCGGGAACAGGGTGTGAGGATTGAGTTCTCGCACCCGTTTTACCGGATATGCCCGTATGAGAGAATCGCGTTTACGGCACGTTCGCACAGGACTTTCACGGTTCAAGGAATCATTGCCGAAGTCCGTGCATACATAGAAAGACATCTGCTGCTTGCGCCGGGAAGATATCGTGCCTTGCAGTTGGAATACCAGATTCCCAAGGAAAAGTTTCCCGCGTGGTACAGACAATACCGGAAGCAGGTTCATGAGCAGGAGGAATATGCCCATTGGGAGATGGTGGACAGGTATCTCCACCAAAACGACATCACTTTTGAGGAGGGTTACCAGATATTGGCGGCCTCGGGGATGTTCTACGATTTTAATTGCGACGAGTATGAACGGGACGAACTGACCGAAGAGTTCGTAAGGTCCTGTAATAAGAGCCACAGTGCCGTTCGGCAAAAAACAAACATCAACACCTAAAACCATTAACCAATGAACCTTTACGAGCAAATCAGCTACAAAGGACATCATATCAACGTCTACTACGATGAGGATGCCCTCGACCCCCGACAGGAATTCGACCATCTGGGGACACTGTATACAGCACATCGCCACTATCAGCCCGAAAAAGACTTTCATGCGAATTTCAAAATCAACAAGGTATTCGAGGGGCGAATTGGAGACTTCAGGGATTCGTTCTTGAAACAATATGTTGCTCTGCCAGTCTACCTCTATGAGCATGGTGGTGCAACCATCGCCACCTCTCCTTTCAGTTGCCCGTGGGATTCGGGCTTTTTTGGCATCATCGCCGTTTCTCTGGAAAGAATACGGAAGGAGTTTGGTTGGAAACACGTTACGAAAACTCGCCGGAAGCGGATTGAAGCATACCTGCAAGGGGAAATCGAAGAGCTTGATAATTATTACACCGGGTCGGTTTACGGCTACGAAATCACCCCGGAAGATGATGATACGGAGGTCGTAGACAGTTGCTGGGGATTCTATGGCGATGAAGCTATGAAAGAGATGGTAAAAGATTGCAAATCATATATTGACGGCATCAGCCATATGGTGGCATGACCGGACAGGGAGGAAACAAACAATGCATGAGGCAGAACAATACCTGCGCAACCCGCAGAACCCGCCGTCACTCCATGTGATAATCGGCGGCAAGAAAAGACGGTTGTTCATCAACCGAGACCAGGGGCAGATCGGAATCGTGGCCCCGAAGAAAAAAGTATGCGGCTATTCATTTGGCGCGTGGAATACCATTGAGAAGATATGCTATCCACGCCTGCCAAGATGTCCGGAAGAACAGAACCGACGTTTGGTCAGAAAGTACCAGCAGATGGCGGCCAGGGCAACTTTCTCAAGCCCTTACCAACGAAAGGTAATGAAGGCCGACCCTTCAAAAAGTCTGTATGAAAATGGAGTTACGACAGGCGTGACCATCGAAGGTCAGGTTATCTCACTTGCCGCGGTGGAAAAATGGTGTGGGCCTTATGTGGCAGACCAGTTCCGGGATGCAGTTCGAAGATGTAAAAGTTTTTATTCCTCTCGCTTTGATTTCAGGGGATATGATGGTTCTCTTTGGGTGGAACCCTGCAACAAGGCAGAAGAGGGTTATCGGGAAGGCGATTTGCGTGCCGGGTTCTGTAAGGAATACCGCAACTGTGGGAATGGGTACTACTATATTCTTATCGACGATGAACATTTCATCGGATATGACATTGACTAACTTAAATACACAGAGATAATGACTTACGACTATAACGAACAGGAAAAAACGCCTGTAAGCATCACTCTGGGGAATGGGGTGAGCGTGGAGGGTGAGTTGGTGGATCTGCGCATCACTCCCGAAACAATTCCCGCCGGAAAGAAGTGTTATCAGTTCCGGCATTCTGATGAGGATTGGGGAGATATTGCCTCCTTAAGAAACGGATGTGTGGCTGTCAACTTTTACGGCTCTCTGATTTGCGACCCGATTCCCTGTATGGAGCCGGCCGGTACGGAGCTTGACGTCATGGATTATTCATTTGACGAGCCATGAAAGAGTTGAAGGTAAGGTTACACCACATCGACCGAGGTCGGTGTATGGAGGTATGGGAAGTGTTGGTCGAAAAGGGAAAACCCAGACGCTTCCTGGCAAGAAACGACGGATTCACGCCACATGAATGGGGCGTGCTCGCTGATGCTCCCTATGGGTATTGTGAGATAGAGTGCTATTTAAGGGATGATGTCACGCTCATCATCTGCGACAGGAACTGGAACGAACTGTTCAGGGACGGTATGGACAAGGAGCGGTTTCCGAAAGGATTCCCTTCCTTGGATGAGGCGTGCAATGAGGCATGGAACGCCATCTCCTCCTCCCTCCCGAATGTGACACGACAGGGCTTCGGGGAGTGGATCACCAAACAGTCCAACACGCCTCTCTCGGAGACAGACCGCTTGAACTGGAGGGATTGCTGGCAAGAAACGGTTAAAGTTGAAATAATCAGCCGGTTTACATGGATTGGCGAAGAGTACGGAATCTTCCGGCTTCACCAACGCCACACCAAGTGCGACGCCACCTGGTACGAGTATTATGCCGGAAAGACTGCCCGGTACAAGCAGGAGGGATATGTGAGGTTCTTTGCCTATGAATACCGGGAACGTCATATACGGGAAGTCATACATTCGCTTGGGGCATATTGCGACAGAGTACATGCCGAAGCCGTGCAGACCCGCAATGGCGAGTACGGCCATGAGGTATCCTATTTTATGGGGCAGTTTCTGGGATACGACTTGTCTTTTGAGGCCGTCCGGGATGCCCAAGACTCTTTCATAAGAGGCGTTAATGCCGATTACAATGAGGCTTACGCCTACTATATGAAACTTAAAAACAACGAGACTTCAGTCCGGTGCCTGGACGCCGAACTGTATTTTATCAGAAAACAAATCGAAGAAGCAAAGGAGGAAAAGAAATGAGTTGGAACATGCATGTATGCTCGGTTTATGATATCCAATACGAATATCCGGGGATGATTGGATATGAGGCGCAGGACGCCTTATATCGGATTTTCGAGATGTTTGACGTAGAGACTTCTGCAGAAGATATCTACGATGAAGATTACGAGGTGGGACGCTCCGAATTGGTCGAATTGCGCCACCATATCGTCGAACAGGACGAAGAGTACCAGGAAAACGAGAAGGCGTTTCTTGAACAGCTCAAGAATGCCGGAATTGGCCGCGAGAAATTCATCACGGTACTTGACCGGCTGATCAACGACAGCGACCAGCGGAACTCGGAGGTGCATATCTCCTGGTTCTGAGAACCGTGCCAATAACAAAAACAATTGAAGTCAATATGAAACATGAACATCAGTCCAACACCAATATGGGGACCTGTTCCACAATACATTCTGAAGAATCTGTTGTCCGGCAGGCAAAGAATTATATGCCTAACTGCTACTTCCCGCAGTCATCCAATGCGGACGAGTGGAACAGGCTGGTAAATAGTGAATATGATCGTATAACCAAGTTGGTCATCCGTGAACGATGTGCCTCGTTGGACGAATCGTGTCCGCAGACATGCAGCCTTCGTCAGATGCTTGAACGGGCACGTCCCGTTTTGGAACAGGAAATCCGGCGGCGGATTCGCCGGGATGGATACCTGTTCCAACTAACCCTCATCCGTAAACAACTGACCAGCTCTATTCTTGATACCGTCAGACGGAACAAGGGATACATCGATACGTTTTACCTCAATGAGAACGAAGACAAGGAGTATGATGAATCGCCGATCGTGGTGTCTTACGACAGCTCTGCTTTCGCCAGATATGGGGGTTATGAGGCGGCGACCCTGTATGGGTTGTTCATGAAAGGAGGTGCGCTCTATTGCACGCTAAACGGCGAGTCCGGAGAAAACTTCTATCTGCCTATCGACGCAATCCAGATTGAAGGTCTTGTAGTAATTACCCATTGGCTGACCGAGTACGGTTTTCTGGTTCAGAATGACGAGGAGATTCTTGTCTGCGACGAGTGCGGCTCGCTCGACATCCAGCAGCTTGTATGGGTTGAACCCAATACACACGAATATATCGGTGCTACCGAGTACGACAAGGACGACAACTGGTGCGGTGAATGTGACGATCATTTGCATTTCACCTCGCTTCGGGAATTCAAGGAACGGATGCAAGCCTGGTGGGACAGTACGGATTTCAGGCAGATGGAACGTATTACCGGTTTCCGGGAGGCGGATTTCCCGGCAGAAGAAGGGAATCAGGCTTTTGTAGATGCCTGTGAATCCTGGTGGAACGAAAAAAGCTACGATGAGAAAAGAGCAATCTGGAAACAAAATCAAGATGGAATATGATCTATCAGTTATTGAATGACCTGAAAAGATATTGGAGCGACAAAGAATCCCTTGCCCCGGAAGAAAAAGAAATGTTGCAGCGTCTGACCAAGGCTCTTCCAGCGATGCTCTGCGAACAGAGTTGCGAACAACTGGCGCCCGGAGAGGTGCTGGTACGCATCTGCCCGGATACCCGGCGTCAGGTACTCGTCTGCCACAACGGAGACGGACAATGTGTATGTCTGCATAACGGTACGATAGAGGAAGATGCTGCGGACGTGGAACTCTGGCTGCAAACCGAGGGGCAAGAAGCGAACGGAAACAGGCGTGCCATGGAAGCGCTCGTGGATTTGGCCTATAATGCGGGGGCGGACGGACTTTGGGAAGAAAGGGACTCACGCGAGGTCGTGAATGAACTTATCGCCTGGGCGTTTGAGTTTGTTCATAAGACAACCGACACGGACTGGTATACTACGGACTACATCTCCGCCATCGACAATTTCTACGCCGCCAAGAAAGGAGAGATGTATAAAGAAAATGGAACGGAATGAAGCTCTGGAAATAATCCGCCGGGAAAGAGCCCCGAGAGATTACGAGCTGGAAAGTTTTGAGAATGATTTCTGGAATCGGCTCGAAGAGTTTAGCGACTCCACCGATTTGCTGGGCGCGTTTGACAATTGGCTTGGCGATGCGGATCTATATTACGAAAGGTTGCGGGCTGAGCTATACATGGAGTCTCGCGGCTTCCCTCATTATTATGATTGATAAGATTTGGAAACAGATAATTAAATTAACAGAAATGGTACAGGAATTATTTAATCAACTGCGTGACTATTTCAGTGCAAAGGAAAAACCCACGGAAGAAGAAGTTGATTTTCTCAAAAGGCTCTCTGAGGGATATTTCCCCATCACTTCTGTGCATCGGGACGACTTGCAGGCAAAAGGGTTTGATGTTGACAAGATTACGGATGCCCAAATGGAAGAATTGGCTGACAAAATGGGCGATGACTATTGCGAACAGCTATTCTGGGATAGTATGGAAATCATTGCAGACAGCATGGGTCTGCCGAGGAAAGAAATCCTACGTTGCCCCAAATGTCAGTCAGAGACCGTGAAATACGATATAAACGACGGCCTTTATCATTGCGGTGACTGTAGCATGGTCTGGGACGATGGTCTCTTCGTAAAGACCGAATTTCCTGAAGATGCTTCCTGTTTCGAAGAGGAAGGAATCGGATTCCCTTGCTGGAACAGTGAGGACAACGGTGCCCGTTATGTTCCCGTATGGGAATATATCCGAAAGTTTGGAAAATCTCCCGATCCGGAAAAATGTTACCGGGCGATATGCTGGCCCGACTCTCAGGAATACATAGGAAACGAAGAGTGTGAGCTCATACAGGACGAGGAAGCGTTGGAGAAATTTGGTTCTTCTGCCTATTGGGTTCCGGCCCGCTACAAGAACGGTAAAGTATGATTGCACTGATTCCACTTTTCCAGGAGGAGATGAAACGGAAGGGGTTTTCATCATCCTACCTCCGGTTCTATTGTGATTCCAGCGGGTTTCCCCAGATCATTACGAACGAACCGGAGACACAACGAAAAATACAGCAATATTTTGAGGAACAAGAAATCAACCCGTGCGAACTCACCTATGAGGATGTCATTGAGGTGTCTTATGATTATGTGAGCACGAACGTACCGCCTCAATTGACCGACGAGGAAGACGGTGAACAGTGGTATGACGAGACTTACGACTTGTGGATTTCCAACATCGCACATTATGTGACATACTTTTGTTTCGAGGTATACATGCATGACCATAAAAATTGGGTAGACAGGTAAAAATGCATCCATTGCAGTTCGTGGGCTATTGAAAACTACTGGAAAAAAGATTATAAAATCAGACAATGAAATCTATCGGGCGACAAGTTTAGGCTTGCCGCCTTTTTTATTATTAACCATTTAACAATCAATCATTATGGCAAATGTAGCAACAGTAACTGCTCCCATGCAGTTCGATTTCAAGAACAACAACATTGAGACGATGAGTCTGGACACTCTTCGCCGGACGTACAAGGAAAACGACATTTACGGCAAGCCTCTCAAGGGATTGTACCACTATGAAGTCATCGAAAAGATGATGGACATCTGCGGCAAACACCAGTTGAACTACGAAGTGGAAGAGATCTTTGCCGCGCAGAACAAGAACAAGAACGAACCCGGCGTGGTGGTACTGCCGCAGGTGGAAGAAAAATTCTCACCCAATGCGGTTGAGGCTCATATCCTCCGACGTGTCTACACGACTATCCGTATCAAGGATTGGGAAACCGATGAACTGACCACCACGTTGGTTGTGGCTTTCCATCAGGACGGCATCCAGGCCGCCATCGGCCCTTGCGTAAAAATCTGCCACAACCAGTGTATTCTTTCCCCGGAACGTTGTGTGTCCAATTATGGCAAGAACAAGGTGACCACGGAAGAGTTGTTCGCCCGCGTGGATGAGTGGATGGCGAATTTCGAGACGCAGATGACCGAAGACCGCGACCGCATCCGCCGCCTGAAGGAAAAGGTGATGACACCGCTGGAACTCTACGCGGTCATTGGTCTGCTGACGGTTCTCCGTGTCTCCCACGACAGTGCCGACAAGCGCCTCTCCTCGAAGGTGGAGACTTACCCGTTGAATCAGGGGCAAATCTCCATGTTTACCGAAGATCTGCTGAAACTCGCCGAAGAGAAAACTCGAATTACCGCTTGGGACGTGTACAACGTAGCCACGGAACTTTACAAACCTGGAAAGACGGATTTCCCGGCCATGATTCCCCAAAACGGGGCCTTTGCCGAGTTGCTCCTTTCCGACAAACTTCCGCAGGCCTGATGACACGCATCAAGGGGCAACTGACGACAGCCGACTATCTGCCTTACAAGGAGTTCCTGCGTCTGCTGGATGCATTGGACAGAGACGGGGAATATCTTGGGGAGACCTATTGCTGGCTGTCGTTCTGTACGGCTTTCCGGGCTTCGGACGTCCGTACACTCAAATGGAAGGATGTGTTGGGGAAGAAAGAACTGGTAAGGATTGAGCAGAAAACACAAAAGAGCCGCAAGGTGAAATTCAATGCCGGTGTTGTGGAAAAGACGGCCGGGCTTTATGAAAAGCTCGGCCGGCCGGCCACCGACAGCTACATTTTTGCCAATCCGCGAACAGAGACCCCTTACTCGCTGGAACATATCAATCGCCAACTCAAGATTTATCGGGTCAAGTACCGAATTCCGGTACGAGCCTTCTCCACACATTCTTTCCGAAAAACATTCGGTCGTTATGTCTATGAGCTGATGGGCCGCTCGGCCGAATCATTGATACTGCTCAACCAGATATTCCGCCATACCAACCTGGAAACCACAAGGCGCTATATCGGCCTGGCACAGGAGGACATTGACAAAGTTTACATGTCCATAAAAATATAAAATCAATAGTCTGTCAATCGCAAACTCCGAGGGTGGACTATTCTTTACCAACAACAGCATAACTGATACTATTATGAGCCTATTTCAAATCGGCAAGGTGCTGCCGGACGGGAATGTCCGCCATATCAAGGCGTACCTCGAAAACACCATAGATGAGATTTCTCAAAAACTCCGAGTCTTTTATAGCCTGGACAGACGCGTTGACGCATTGCTTTCACTCGGAGATATCAATGTCCTGGGCCCTTCTCCTTTCGGCAAATGGGTAAGATCGGACACGGTACATTGCCGCTCCTTCATACGGGATGGGAACGGCGACAGAAACATATATTCTGCCCGAATTGCAGATAACGTGGAGACATTCGCACACATGGCCGACCATTGCCTGTTATACGACAACGGTATCTGGTATCTACTCACTAACGGTGAGTGTACCCGCCTCGAATGGTTTAACTTCTTTCCTGCGCATAAAGACATGAGAATGTTCTCAGTATATGTGGAAGGAGGGCGCGGTCTTGAACGGATTAACGCGCCGTATTTCTGGTCGCAGCTCCAGGAATATGCCGATCAAGTTAACTGGATACTCTATGTGTTCCGTAAAGAGAGACTTGTGAAAATAATCCGTCCATCCAACTTAAAATCCAAAGGCCATGCATAGCGATATCATCAGTGCTATCCGCACACTTCCCGAATACTTGTTTACTCCCGAAATAGCCCGGGCTGCCATTGAAAGCAATAACATCGATGCATTGAACTACATTCCCAGCAGATTCCTGACTATGGAAATGGTCGAAAGTTTGATAGAAAACAACATGAAGACCTGGAGTTCTTTCGACCTGACGAGACTCCCGGTTGAGTGGCGGACACGGGAAATTTGTGAGTTCGCTTTCAAGAATAACGTAAACAACATAAAGGCTTTTCCTGAAAAGTTCATATCCCGGGAGATCGCCAAAACAGTAGCGTCTTGTGGCAGCGGACAGTTTAATATTCTTTCCTACATTCCCGCGTCATTATGGGACGCCGAACTCGCATACATTGCATTGAATAATAAAACTGTTTCGGGCAGCTACAAAGTAGATAACGAGGGTGATTATCGCAGGATGCAGGTCGTATTAAGATACGTTCCTGAGCGCGTAAAAACCAAGTCTTTCTATCTGGGTATGTTCCGAGAATTGAAGGCTGAATGTAATGTGTTGTCCATGTTGATTCCCAACAAGTACAAAAATAAAACGTATTACATGGAACTTGCCAAGCGCGACTTGTCGCTTGTGCCGGAACAATATATCTCCTATGAGGCTTTATATTATGCATTGCTCTCGGAGTACCAGTATCCTTATGTATATAGAAGCCTGGAGTTCAAACGATATCTCCCATTTTTGGATGATCTCTTGGCTGACCGTCTGGCCACGAAGGCTCCCTACATGTTTTCGGATTTACCGCAGCAATTCCAAACTCCCGAACGTCTGATAATTGCCATCGAAAGCGAAGAGTGCACAAATGTCTTTCATTTGGCCGAAGATATCAAACAACAACTGCTTACGCCGGAAGTATGCAAGGCCTTTATCCGAAAGAACTCAATCTGTCCTAAGTTCCCCGACAATGTGTGGACACAGGAGTTTGTCGATTACTGTATGGAACATGGAACGTCATTCCGTTGGTTCAGGCAGATGCCCCAGAGGTTTCAGACTTCCGCCAATACGCAGGCGGCATTTGACTATTGCACATCCTATGTTTATTCCTTTGCCAAACGCTTCATTACTCCGCAGATGGCAAAGCGTTGCTATAGGGATACATCCTATAAAGATGCAGTTCCAAAGCTCTACTTGGAGGAGTTCAAAAAGCAGACCGGGCTGCCCGAAGAATTTTATGGAGGTGAATGCAGTCTCCTTTCATTGAAGAATGCCAAAGTGGATTATTCATATTGTAAGATTGGCAATACTTATCTCGCCTTATATACCAAGGATTGGGGCCGGACTGATAAACCCTATTTGATGATGACACGCGCCGAATCGAGATATTGTACGCCGGAGAAGGTGTTCGACGTTCCGGTTCTTACATTTCATCGTACCTGGCTGGAGAAGATTGTCAGTGATAATGATCCGCAATTTGTCAAGCCGAAAGTGGATAGTTCACTCCGTGCCGTTCAGGCCTTGTGCTACTATGGCGTTGAAAAGATCAAGGATGTAAACCGCACCGAAATTTTCCGTAACACGTTTATGGGGCAGACGATTGGGTATTGTGCCCGCCGTAGGGATCTGACCTATCACTGTGACGAGTGTGAGAATCTTCTTGCAGGAATGAAATACAAGATTCGGGGTATGGCTGTCCCGTCCGTATTGGCTGACGAATGCGTCAAGTACAGCGCCGATATGCTGCACCGGAAATTAGGCTTCTGCTATGCGGGAATGACTTCTTTCGCTACGGACTATGGGCTGGATATGGATAAGTCCTACAGCATCCGGGAAATGCGGCAGATAGTCAATGAAATTGGTTATAAACCTTCTTTAAGTTCATACAGAAAAGAATTGAAAAAACTGAATATAATATGAAGTATAAAGTAGCTATTGAAGAGACTTTCTGCAAGACCATCGAGGTAGAAGCGGAAAGTGCCGGTCTTGCAGTATGCATTGTCGAAGACGAGTATAATGAAGGCAGACATAAGCCGAGCTCGGATGATTTTACAGGTGTGGATATCGCACTATCCGCACAGGATGAAGAGGCTAAATGCGCCATGAATGACCAGGAGTTTGTCGATTTCGTCGAGCGTTACTTCGAGAGTATGGGGTGCGAAATTCCTCTGGGAGACAAAATCAAAGTTGCGTTCGGAAGTATAGATAACGCCTTGTACGAGTTTAGGGAAGCATCAGGGCGCCATAAAGGGGACGAGGAAAAACATGTCTGCATGTTATATAAATGCGATGCTTGGCATTCATACAACTCTATGGAGGCAATCGGAATATTCTCCTCACAGGAAATAGCGACTGAATATTTACGTCGCAACCAAATACGGTTTCGTCTGAAAAACGAGAATCTGGAGCAGTTCGAGGCTTTCGGTCAAACACAGGGTCGGGACGAGAATTATATTTGCTCGTGGATGTCACTTGACTTGTTGCCCGAGGAGGAGAAACCGCCCGTTCACGATGATGCTTTCTATGACCAAGAGTTCACTTGTAGGGACTCCAAATTGTCAAGGCGCGATCTTGAGTCTCTTCCTGCACCTTTCTGTACGGAGGACGTGACTGATGAGCAAATGCAGGAAATCATAACTCAAACAGACGTGGAAACACGAACTCGTCTGAAGCTGAATGACGAGGAACATATCAACTTCGACAATGAACGCCACAATGAAGCTTGGTGGGAAGAGTTGGAAGCTGCCGTGAACGGCCAGAATGTTCCGTACTATGAGGATTTGCTGGATGTATATCACGGTACCCCGGACCCCGAAGTAGAGTTTTTCACGAAAGGAGACCAGACTATCCACTTTACCGATGACCGTGCAGAGGCGGAAGAATACGCTTACGATGAGAAAAATGGCGGTATTGGGCCGAATGACCTTCCTGTGTTGATACATGCCCGAATCCACATGAAGCATCCGTATCTCATTACAGACCCACAGGAATGGGCGGAACTGATCGCCAACAATGAGGTTGATAAGAAGAAATACGAAGGATATGACGGACTCTGTTTCACAGACGAGGAAACGGAAGTCAGCTATTACATACTCTTCGATGCGCGAAACTGTAAAATCACGGAACGCGAGATTTTGGAATAATGTTCATCAAATGCCATAATGATGACCGACCGTCACGGCTCCCGTTAGCTGTGGCGGTCTTTTTATTTAAGTGGCGAGTTTCAAACACCCCCAATCATATCTCTCTATTCTTGAAAAAATCCGAATGATGAAAAAGCACATTACTTGGCAGGAAGTCAGCGACCTAAGTGTTGCCCTGCAAAATGAGATCATTTCACTGCTGAAAGAAAACAATCTCGATGAACTCGAACTGAAAATCGACGACGAAAGACCGGAAGATGCCACCTATGTTCTTGACTATAATGGGCATTTTGACTCATGGACGGAAAAGATGGTGACGCATGTCGGGCTGAGCGATGATGACCTCTATTTGAAGGTTTACGATAATATCGAGGGTGAAGAGTCTACGATTTACGCCAGCGAAATGAGCCTGGCGACAAGAAATCCCTGTTGGCTTGTAAGTATCCGCGACAATATGTTGACGGCATTGGAAGCAGACCGCACAGACAAGGAATACGCGGAGTTGAACGAGCGGCTGAATCAGGCAGAACAGGATATCCTTCAGTTCATGCTGGAACTGCTGAAAAAGAAAGGCCGTATTTCTCTTGACCTTTCGGGAGAGGAGGAACAGGATGACAACAACTTCCCAATCACGACCACTTTGTATGGACGCCACGATACGCCGCGAATCAAGTTAACGGATGTGTATCTGTCTGAAGTAGACCATCTGACTGCTGACGGAATAGATGCGGAGACCGGTGAGAAACGCGCTGGTTTCTATGTTCATGCCGAGCAGTATGCCGATGTGTTCCACTTCATTGGCCATTGTATATGATAGCAAACCCGAACGACTATGGCAACAAGAACGATATACCTGACCGTGCGTCTGGACTTGTCTAATCCGGACGTGGACGAAATCACGGACGACGACGTGGAAGAGATTGTCAGTGAGGTGGATTATGAATTCAGAAACTATGGGAACTATGAAATCGAATCGGAAATCTGCGGACAAAATGACGAGGGCGGTTTTTAGAAAATACCCTGATGGACAAATCATCGCCCTCTTCCCGGACATCCCTTGGTCCGAGGATGGTTCTGTAACTTCATACATGCATGTCGGGCAGCACGGCGCCGCGTACTATAAACAGGTGATTGACTCGACAACACCTGCCAGTGAGGAAGATTACAGTGCATTGCTCGCAGAACTGGAAACGATAGGTTATGACAACCTGCGTATTGTTAAAAGAAAGTGATCATATGGAACTGGACAGAGAAACACAAATCCGCATTTTGGAGGAACATTTCACCGGCTGTCTCAATTTCTGGAAGCATCAGGGCATGGATGAAAAAGCTGCAGAAGAAAGCGCCCTTCGGGAACTTCGCCAGGTAAAGAACAACCCGTTTTCCCCACGCCCGTGCCCTATGGATCCAGCAATCGTGGCGGAAGTTGCGGACAGAATTCAACAGGAAAAAGCAATGATGTGACATGATAACTTTTAAGAAAGGACAACGAGTGTGGTGGGACGATCCTGTCCACGAAAAATCCGGCGAGTACGATGTGCATGCCGTAGATTACGCTCAAAATATCGTGAAAATAGGGAACGGGGAAGAGACTGTCGAGTTGCCTTCGGAACAGTTGGAGATTACCTGTCCGGTATCGGAAGAAGACCGATTGCAGCTTGACAAACTGGAACAACATTATCACATGCTGGGAAAAGACGCGCTGGAGCTGATGCGGGAAATCGTCTCCTGTTTCGATGAGGGAAAGTTTTCAGTCGAGGGGTACTCCGTGCGGGGCTGCGACGAAGACCATAGCCCCTGCTGCGTTTGCGGCTTTGCAGTGGACAACGAGGAATTGTATGTCGAGCTGGAATATGAAAGCGGAGGTGTCCGTATGGTCCCGGCCCGGGATTTATATACCGAAGCACTCTTTGAGGCTTTCTGCAAACTGGTCGGAAAAATATAAAACATCTCTTAAAACAACTTCCAAGTGACGAACATGAAAGAGCTCTATATTAAAAATCTTTCTATCGAGATTACCCGGCGCTGCAACATGAGCTGTGCCCACTGTATGCGGGGAGACGCCGAGCATGTGGATATTCCTTTGAAACATATAAGCACCTTGCTGCGGCATGTCAGGCATATCCAACATTTCAATATCACGGGTGGTGAGCCGTCGCTTAACGTCCGAGCCATCCGCCATATACTCAACCGGGTACGTGCCTATGGCATTACGGTCAATAATTTCTATATCGTAACCAACGGCTCGGCCGCGTCCCGTTCCTCAGAATTCATAGAAGCCTGTGCTGCTTTGTACGAATACCAGGAGGAAAAGGAACAAGGGGCGTACTCCGGTCACATGCTCGAAATGAGCGACGACCGTTTCCACGATGCGAGGGAACATGCCGCCACCATCGCGGCGCTCTCGCCGTATCCGTTTTTTGGAGTTCGGGGGCAGGCCGAGCATGTTGCCCTTTTCCGGGAAGGCCGCAGCACGGAGGGAATTCCGAATCCCATTCATGAGATTTACCTTACGGAGGCAAACTGTGTCTATGGCGACCTCTATCTCAATGCCGAGGGCATGATCCTCTCAAATGGAGACCTGAGCTATGTCCGCCAGCGGGAACATGCCTTGTGTCCCTGCGGGAAACTGATGCAGTATCTCCGCATGACCTTGGAAAAACGTCAAAAAGAAAGATTGTACGAATAAACATTCAAAACCCCAAGACACATGATAAAAATAACCATGATTTTCGGTGAGGGCGCTGTGAGAAAATACGACGAGAGTAAAGAACTGCCTTCCCAAGAGTGGCTGCAGGATAATGGGGGCGTCGCGGACGAGAATGCGTTCAGAACCGAGGCCGAGTACAATGCCTACGTTGCCGGAGCGAACGCTGCCGCCGGATGGACGGACTACCGGATCATACGCCACAAGGACGAACCGGAAGATACGGACACTGCGCACGGGGAGGCCGTCTGGCTACGCCTCGGAGTTACCGTCCAAGGCAGCCGTGAGGAGATAGAAAAAATCCTGGAAGGCGATACGGAAACTCTTCGGGAACTGCTGGAAGCTGGACGTTATGAAATAAACGGAGAGACCTATATTCCGGGAACAGCCATCGAAGAGTACAACGCAAAATATCGGACCAACTTCGACGCAAAGGACATCGATTTTCACATCAGCATCTAAACAAAACATTCAATTACAATCATGATAAGAGCAGTAGTATTGCTTGGAGCAGAAACAGTGGAACTGTACGAGCGCACGGGGAAAATACCGGGAAACAACTTTGAAGAGTCCGGTGGCTATGTGACTGTCAGAGAGTTTGAAACCAAGGCCGAGTACGACGCTTATGTGGCCGGCATGGAGGATCATGATGGACATGAAGATTGGAGGATGATTACCGTTCAGGACTCTCCGGATTCGCCCTTTCATGAAGGTGACCTGGTTCGGCTTACCGATGAGGCCGTGGAAACTATCCGCCTTGCCTGTGGGGGCGAGGCTGCTGAATACCGTAGGCAAATGATACTTGAGGTCAAGTCGCTGGAATGGAATGAAAATGTATGCACGGCAAGAGTAACGGATATCCGTGAAGATGACGAGCAGGTGGTTTCCGTCGCCTGCCTGCGACGGCTGACGGCCGATGACTTGCGAGGAATGACAGTGAAACAGACAAACTAAAAGTAGGAATGATGGAGGATATATTGATTCTGGCGGGCAGCGATCAGGAGCTGATTGACCGCTATCTGGATAAAGAAAAGAATGCTCCTGACTATGCACAACTGAAGGAACTGGAAGAAAAACATGGCCGTGGCTATGGGCTAACTGACACCGTGTATGCGCAACTGAAAAGGAGATTGTTTCAAAGTGCATTGAAAAATTTTGTCTCGCGTGTATGCCAGGAACAGCGGGATTTATGCGAACAAGGGTTCTGGGAGGCGGAATGTGGCGATGAAGCGGAATTTATATGCCAAGCACCTATGCCGGATCTTGTGACAGACATTGAAGAATATGAGAGAATGTGCCGATGGTGGCATGATCTGGACGATGAAACCCGATTTGGCCTCGCGACTGTCTTTGAAGGGGAATTTGGCCCCATTCGTTATGATGAGGATACCATTGAGACACAAGATAGGATATGTAACTGCTGGATGGCACTTCCTCTCAAAGACAAGCTGCGCATTTACCATTGCATTACAGAAGACTAACAATGTAAAGACATGCCATACAGAAGTGAAAAAATAATCATCCGAGGGTCGCAATATGACCGGCGGCAGAAACTGACGCCAGAGCAGAAGTCGGAAATAGCTTTCCGATACGCCACAACCGGCATCAGCCAGCGCAAATTGGCCAAAGAGTATGGAGTCAGCAGGCGGCTGATTACCTTTATAGTAAACCCTGAAGAGGAGAATCGGAACAAACAACAACTTAAAATAAGAAAAGCCAAAGGCTTGTACAAGCCAGATAGAGCCAAGCTAACCAAGTCGGTTCGAGAATACAGACGGTATAAGCAGAAGCTTTTCTTGGAAGGAAAAATTCAACTAACAAACTCGCAATAATGAATATTCAAACTCTTACCAAGAATTACAAGGAACGCTTCGTGGCGTTCAACAAGCGTATCGAAGAAATCGGGACGGACCCGAAAAAGAAGGCCAAACTCGGCAAATCTCCCAACTTTCTAAAAGAGGTACTCAGACCTATTCTTGACGAGCTCCCGGACTTGTTGCCCGGCTATGGGTTCAAACCGACAACCGATACCTACGCCATGTATGGCGAATATTATCGTATCAAGGCCGGTATTACCTTGTTGGGGGGAATAACCATCAAAGAGGATTTCAATTTGGTGTTCACTCCACTGTTTCATGGACAACCGTGCGGCAAACAACATGACATCAATTCGATGGATGATCTGTTGGCCGCTCTGAAAGAACAACTTGAAAGAAGGGAGGTGGCCTGCAAAATATAAGTAGATATGAATGGAGCTTCGCAAATTATTGTATATTTGTACATCAATTGTCTGTATATGATTTACGGAGCTATTCCACCTATTTTGAACAGATTACAGGCATATCCTTTGTTTGGCTCTAAAACAGATATTATACATATATGAAGAAAGAAGAGAACATCCGTCTGTGTTATGGTCGTATGAAGGAAAGACACGGTTCCGAGGCTGTTGTCTTGTTCCATGTGGGAGACTTCTATGAGATGTATTTTGACGATGCCCAAACAGTTGCCCGGATCGCGGATGTGCCTCTGTTCACAATGACGACGGCGGGGATTCCGGCAGCGAGAATACCCGAAGCGTCTATGGAAGAATGTAGAAACCGGCTGCTGGATGCTGGATACAAAGTTTGTGTGTCTGAGGTCCGGGGCGCATCCGGTCGCCACGTTCTCAAGGTTCAATGAAAGAATTCAGGAAAAAGGCAGATGAATTTGTTTTCATTTCTTCTGCAATCGGGCCGTGGACTTGGCTTGTCACGGTCGTTATCATTGTCGCCATCTTCAAGTCCTGCTTCACACATGGGCCTGACCCCGTTAACGATAGCATTAACAAGTCTGCTGAAATTGTTGACCATGTCATGGTTCTCGACAGTACAAAGAACGGTTTTCGCGTAATTTATGCGACAGCAGAACCTGTCACAAACGAAAAATTTGTTGAAATAGCTACCCGGGGAGGAATAAGGGATGGCTTTGAAAGACTCAAGAAAGAGGCCCCCATTCATTTCGGTGGAAATTTGCTGAATGCCGATATCTGCGATTTTGCCTTGTACGCCTACCGCTTTCACATTGATGATGATATCATCATTCATAACATCTTTGTGGCTGGTAAGGAGAAGATGGATTTCTATGTGCGCCCGAACCCAAATTTGCCGGGATGTGCCACGTGGATGCATCACGGGACGGAACAAGGCAACCAATATCTGAATAGCAACGATATCAACTACTATATACCTAACGGCGGTCGGATTTACAGGTATTGGAAATGCCGCTTCCTTCTGCAATCGTCTGATACTGACGAGCGTTTCAGCCATTTTACGGAAGAAGAACGGCTGTATTGACTTGCGCAAATCTCTGTATATATACGCATAAAGCACTGAAAATTAGTGTTTAAAAGCTTTGTCGGTGTGACAAAATATTCATACTTTTGCTTTATTGCAGACTGATTAGAAATAAGATTGTCAATTGAAAGAAATAGTTTGAATATGACAAAGATTTAGCATGACCTCAGAAAAGTCGCAGATTAAGTTTGCGAAATCGGAGCGTACGGGAGAACTTATCGGCTTTGTTTCCCGGCATTCCAAAACACGTAAATTGATGGGAGTCCGTGAAGACTCAAGATTCGGCAAACAGATTTGTGTTCTTTCAGAAGACTTGAAAGGCAAAGTCGAGCCAAATGTTCTTTATTCTGTCGAACTGAAACCTATGCACAAGGCAAACGGGTATGTGGTCGTTGCCGCTACACCCGTATTGTTCCCGGCACAAGTAGAGACAGTAATCATTCCCAAGTCGCTGTATCAGGTGACTGTGACATTCGGCAACAAGAAAGTTTTTTTCGATCCGAAAGACGGGAAAAGTGCAATGAGCCGCACCATTGAAGGGGTGTTGTCCGTCTTACAAAGCAGAAAGGACATAAAAGACCAGGAAGGCGTAATTTCCGATTATCTCCATCAAGCGAAAGCTTTGGTGAGAAGATTGGAAGCTGACGGTTTTATTTATGTAGACAGCAGGAGGAACGGATGAAAGAACGACCTACAATAGGTATCGCTACAGACGGTGCCCATTCTACAAAAGAGAGGTTGACGCGCTGCCGGGCCGTCGACCTCTTTTCAGAAAAAGAAATATTCCGTATAGCGGTAGGAAACTGGACAAACAACATCGGCGAGTTTCTTGGGATTGTAGAAGCAGTAAAATACATTCTGGCAAACCCAGACAGCCCTCGCACCATCTACTCAGACAGCATTACAGCTATAACATGGTACAGGAATATGAAAACTGCCTCTTCAAGGCGTTGTCCAGCGTTACTTAAGGCGGAAGTTTTCCTGAAGGCGGTATTCGCCAGAATCGACGATATTGAAGTGGTCTATTGGGACAACAAAAGATGGGGTGAAATTCCGGCGGATTTTGGTAATAAATAAATGAATTTGATTATGGCAAAATTAAAATCTGAATCACAAAAATACGTTGAGCTGAAGGAGGAAGATTATCTTCTGTTAGTTGAAAACACAATTAAAATGGAAGCCTTGAAGATTGCAGGTATCGAGAAGATGCCCATCTATAAAGCGATGGAGCATATTCTCCAACATCAGCACATCGACCTCATGGTTAAGCCGGTATCCAGGAGATATTCCTGATATCGGTAATTGGACAATATCATACTCCCGATAACCCTATTTTAATATATGTATCAATTAAAACCAAATAGTCCTAATTAGTATAAATCAATAATAGCCAATTAGTTATAAAACAAGCGCATGTACGATACTATGAATACCGCACATGCGCTTCGTTTCCTTGTTTGCGATCATTTTTTAATGATTGGAAGAAAATTCTTCTCTATCAGCTCCTTATAAGCAAAATATTTCATATATATTTGCAAAAGGCGTTAGTTCGATTCTGGGCTTCCTATGTATGCCTACATAGACAGTTTCAGGAAATTCGGTAAAACTAACACTGATAATCAATCAATTAAAATCAAAAGGCCATATCCGGAGGGGTTCGGGATCTTTTTTTGGGGGACTGGCCGGGGTGTTGCTTTGGGTCCTGCTGGAGTCGGTTTGGAGTCGGTTTGGGGCCGGTTTGGGGCCGGCGACGGGGCGGGTCAACACGTGGCGGCCAGCGACGAGGCAGTCAACACGTGGCGGCCAGCGACGAGGCAGTCAACACGTGGCGGATCAACGCGAGGCGGCCAGCGACGAGGGGGTCACGCCGTGCGAATTGCGGGCCCAGTCGCCGTGGACACGGAGCACCTGCTCGACGATGTCGCGCACGGCGCCTTCGCCGCCCTTGAATTCGGAGACGTAGCGCGATGCCTCGATCACCTCGGAGGCCGAATCGGCCGGGCAGACCGGAATCCCCACCGCGCGCATGCACTCCAAGTCGGGAATGTCGTCGCCCATGTAGATGACGTCGGCCGGATCGACCCCTTCGCGGGCGAGGTATTCGCGCATGGCCTTGATCTTGTCCATGCAGTCGAGGTAGTAGTCGCGGATGCCGAGCATCCGGAGACGGTATTCGAGGGTTTTGCCGCGTCCGCCGGTGATGATGCAGATGCGGTATCCCATCCGCAGGGCGTAGGCCAGGGCATAGCCGTCCTTGGCGTTGTAGCGGCGGATGAAGTCGCCGTCGACGGTCGGGACGATGCCGCCGTCGGTCATCACGCCGTCGACATCGAAGATGAAGGTCCGACAGCGTGCTATTGCTTCCTTGAAGTTTTCCATATCTCTTTGCTGATTTGCTGATAGATTTCCTGCAGGTTGGGGTCGTTGTCGAGCAGTCCGAGATGGCGCTCCATCGTAGGGGCATCGTTTCGCACGGCGGGACCCGTCTGCACGTCGCGCGGCGAACGGGCGTCGCAGGCCTTGGCGGCCGTCTCGGCGATGAGCGGTTTGAGGACCTCGAAGTCGAGGCCGGCCGAGCGCACCACCTCCTCGCCGATCGCGTACATGCAGTTGGCGAAGTTGCAGGCGAAGACGGCGGCCAGATGGACCTTGGCACGCTGGGCCGAGTCGGCCCAGATGACCCTCCGCGAGAGTTTGCGGGCCAGGACTTCGAGTTCGGGGCGCCAGGCGGCGGAGGAGGTCTCCAGAAAGATCGGAATCCGCGTGAAATCGACCGTTCGGCCCATGGTGAAGGTCTGCATCGGGTAGAAGACCGCGCGGCGTTCAAAACGCTCGGGAATGGCCTCCAGCGGTACGCTCCCGGCCGTATGGGCCACGGCGGCCTGCGCGGGGATGGGCAGCGTCGAGGCCACCGTGGCCACGGCGCGGTCGCTCACGGCGATCAGATAGAGGTCGGCCGTCGGGTCCAGCCGTTCGGGGTCGGACGTCCAGCCGCAGCCCGCCAGCCGGGCCACGACGGGGCCGCGTTCGGGATTGCGGGCGAAGACCTGCACGGCCTCCAGGTCGCTCACGGCGACGGCGCGGGCCAGCGCTTCGGCCAGATTCCCGCTTCCGATGATGACGATGCGTTTCATTTCGTTGCGATGTTTTTACAGCAGCTTCTCGAGGGGGACGTTGCCCGGCGCGTTGCGGACCACCTCCTTGAGGGCCTCCACCTCGTGGCTCATGCGGGCCAGTTCGGGGGTCTGTTCCAGATCGAGGGTGGTCGGACCGCTCCGCTCGACGGCCTCCAGAATGCCGTAGACGGTCATCGAGCCCAGATCGTGGGCCGGGGCGAAGGCCACGTCGCGTTCGCCGTCGCCGCTGCGTACGGCGATGAGCTGTCCGGCCTGGACGAGCTGGAAGAGGATGTCGTTGACGATGCGGGTCGGCAGTCCGAGGTGTTCGCGGATCGCTTCGGCCGGGAGCGTGCCGCCGCGGTCGCGGAAGTTGCGGGCCACGAGGATCATCACAGCCAGGATCACCTTTCGGCGCTGGTCGTAGCTGATGCGCAGCGATTCACGCTCTTCGGCGAAGCGGCTGATGTTCTGATAGGCGAACGAGAGCTCGCCGCCGAAGAGGAGGATCTCCCACGAGGTCTGCATCCAGATGAGGAAGAGCGGCAGGGCGGCGAAACTTCCGTAAATGGCGTTGTAGGAGGTCATCCAGCGCTGGACGTAGATGTATCCCCACTGGAAGAGCAGGAAGCAGGTTCCGGCGACGATGCCGGCCATCAGGGCGCTCTGGATGCGGACGCGGGCGTTGGGGATGATCAGGTAGAGCAGCGTGAACATGATCCAGATGACGACCATCGAGGCCATGTGCGAGAGGGTCGTGAAGTACCACTTGTCGTAGAGGCCCAGCTGTTGTTCGAGGTAGTTGCCGGTGGCGTTGGCGAGGATCCAGAGCACCGGGACGATCATCACCACGGCGATGTAGTCGGTCCACTGTCGGGCGATGCTGCGTTCGACCTTGACCTCCCAGATGTTGTTGAAGGCGTTTTCGATCGAACTGAAGACGCGGATCACGGCCCAGAAGAGCATCACCAGACCGACGGCCGCCACCACACCGCCCTGGGTTCGGGCCAGGGCGTTTTCGGCGAATCCGACGATGTAGTCGACGGTTTCGGGGTGCTGCGGGAAGAGTCCGTAGAGGTTTTCGACCAGGCCGTCGGCCAGTCCGAACCCCTTGACCACGGCGAAGATGAGCGCCAGGAGCGGCACGAGCGACATGAGCGTGTAGAAGGTCAGGGCCGCCGAACGGACAATCGTCCCGTGTTCATGCAGGCCGCGGGCCGTGTAGAAGAGCAGCCGGTACTGCTGCACGAGCCATCGCACGACGGGATTGCGCCAATGGTTCACGTCCCGGCGGAAGATCGTGTCGGTGAAGTATGTCAGCAGGTTGCTCAGTTTCATGGGGATTGGTCCGCTTCTCGTCGGAAGGGTCTCAGACAAAGATAGCTATTTTAGGTGGATCGCCCAAAAATCGTTCCCGATTTTGGTGAAGGCCAGCCGCCGTTCGCTGCCCGCATGCACACCGAGCCGCCGCTGCAGCTCCTCCGCGGCCAACGGGAAGTCGCGTTTGAGCAGCTCGACGCCGAGGCCTTTCAGCTGGCGTTTGAGAAGTTTGGGGTCGAAGCGTTCGATCCGTTCGACGGGCAGCACCCGGCCGATGACGCCGCGGGGCTGGTCGACGGCGAATCCGAATCCGTTGTCGCTCCAGCAGTCGGCCTTTCCGGCGAGGTGGAGCCGCGTGAGGCGGGCCTTCTGCAGGGCGACGTCCGGGACGACGAGCCAGCCGTAGCGCGTCGGATCGAACCGTGGGGCCTCGGGCACCTCGGTGCCCGGCACGGCTGCGAAGTGTCCCGTGCCGAGGGCCGTGGCCTCGACCAGGGGCCCCGAAGCGTCGTCGTAGACCACCACCTCCTTGCACTCGTTGCCGATCGAGAGGACCTCGACCCGGCTGCGGGGGAAGAGCCGCAGTGCCTCGTCGACGTCGAACAGCGGTGAATTTTTCACGCAGAGCCGCTCCGTCACGCAGGCGATCAGCGGCCGCAGGGCCGTAATATCGGGCGAGCAGGCTTCGAGCCGCACCTGCTTGCGCCCCTCGGCCGAGCGACGGTCGGGATCGGCATAGACCCAGTCGAAACGGCCGGGGTTGCCGGCCAGATACTCCTCGGCGGCGATGTTCACCACCTCGATGTTCTTCACCCCCATTCTCGAAAAGTTGTCGGCCGTGATGCGGGCCAGCACGGGGTCGCGTTCGAGGGCCACCACGCGGCGGAACCGTCGGCTCAACGCGAGGGCATCGACCCCCAATCCGCAGGTGAGGTCCAGCACCGAGTCGCCCGCGATTGTCTTGTGGGCGGCGGCCGCCTCGCTCGAGGCCTGTTCGAAGGCCCGCGGCGGGAGGATGCACCCTGCGGCGGCATACGACGGCAGCTTCTGTTCGGCGCGGGCGAGGTACTTGACCTGTGTGGCGACGAGCCGGGCCTGGGGCACCGTACGGTCGAGGGCCACCTCCAGCGGATCGCGGCCCCGGGCGGCGGCAATGGCACGCTGCACTTCGTCGCTTTGCAGCAGGGTGTACTCTTCGGCGGTGATCACGGCAGATGGGTTTACGGACGCAAAGGTAGCCTTTTTTTCGGTTCGCGACACCACAGCGCAAGGGTTGCCAGCAGGAAAAGGCCATAGAGAACGACGGTTTCAGTCGGGCCGAGCCTCCAGTCGGCGGCTCCGCCGGGCAGCGAGGCCGTGGTCCGGGCCAGGAAGTTGATGGCCCCGGCCGCCTGTCCGGTCACCCACCCGACCAGCGGCGCCGCCACTCCGAGGGGTGCCAGCATCCAGATGGTGCCGCCGAAGACCACCACGCCGGCCAGGGCGATGGCCACCGGATTGACGATCAGTCCGGCCAGCGGGACGATCCCGAAGAGATGCGAGACGAGCGGTGCGGTGGCGATCGTTGCCACCAGTCCGACCAGATAGGCGTCGATCAGGGCGTTGAGCCACCGGTGGCGGGTCCGGCACCGGCGGCAGAGGGGCACGCCCCAAGTGAGGATGCCGGCGACGGCCAGAAACGAGAGCAGGAATCCGGGATCGCCGATCCAGGCGGGATTCCAGAGCAGCATGCCGAAGGCGGCGGTGGCCAGGGCGTTCATGCCGACATACTCCGACGCCGAGGCGAGCGCCGCCTGCAGGAAGGTGCACATCACGGCGGCGCGTACGGCGCTGGGCGGGAATCCGGCCGCGGCGACGAAGAGCCAGACGGCCGCCGTGGCCAGCAGGTTCTTGATCAGATGGCCCCGCCGCACGAGCGGCAGCCATCCGAGCAGGAGGTTCACCACGACGAAGACGATCCCCGTGTGGAGCCCCGATACGGCCAGCAGATGCGACATTCCGCTGCGGGAGTAGGCCGTGCGCAGCTGGGGCGAGATGCCGCGACGTTCGCCGGCGGCCATTGCCTCGACCACGGCGCGTGCCTCGGCCTCCATGGGCAGCCGGTCGAGCCGTTCGACGGCCTGCCGGTGCAGCGAGGTGCCGTGCTGTCCCGTGCGGTCGAAGATCTGCTGCTGCCCGATCCACATCGTTCCGGCATATCCGCGCCGGGTCATCAGCCGGCGGTAGCTCTCCGCCCCGCCGCGGAAGGGTCTCACGGTCCCGCGGCAGCGGATCCGTTCGCCGTCGCGGAGCGTGGTCAGCGAATCGGCATAGAGCCGGATCCGGGATTCGGCGGTGTGCCACCTTCCGGTTGCGGGGTTCCGCCAGGCGGTCACCGCGGCGTCGGCCACCGAATAGCGTCCGCGATCGACCGGGAACCCCTCTACGACGACTTCGTACAGGGTCGTCACACCGCGCGGTACGGTCACCGCGGGGGTGTGGAGCTGTGCGGCGGCAAACCCCGCCGTGAGGAGCATCGCCGCGGCCGCCACACCCGAACGTACCAACAGCGCCAGAAGCCCCGTAACGACGAACGCCCCTGCGAGAAACCACAGGGGCAGTTCATAACGGGCGGCCAGCAGAATCCCCGCGGCGAAGGGCACGAGGAGCTTGACCATCGGCATGCGGTCGAGCCGGTTGAACAGGCAGGCGGTTTTCATGCCTGCAAGATAGCGAAAATATGTCTGAACGGATTATTTTTCCGGCTGAAAGAGCCTCCAGCCGGCCTCGACGTCGTGCGGATCGGCCCGTGATCCGTTCTCCACGCGGGAGATGGCCGCCGCCAGCGGGATCATCGTCCGAGCATCGCGGGTGTCGATCGGTTCGTCGGGATCGAGACCCGTATCGGCGGCCACGGCGCGGATGTAGACGTCGGTATGGTTCTCCGAGGGCGGGGCCCAGCGGGAGATCATCCCCCGCAGCGTGTCGAGCCCGTAGCGGATGCGGTAGGTGTCCAGCAGCACGAAGATGGCGCGGTAGCCCCAGGCCAGGCTTTCGAACTGCTTGAAGTCGGGGTCGCGCGAGGGGCGCACTTCGCCCTGATAGCGGACCTTCGAGCGGCGGATGTTGCCCGGATTGCAGTTGTCAATTCCTCGTGCCATGGTCGTCGTCACGGATTTGAAGGTGTTTCTCCACGCGGCGTTTGGCGTATCGGCGCAGCCAGCGGAAGAGCGGTGCCTCGGAGAGCTGGGCGGCATTCTCGAGGAACGACCACAGCTCCACGCCGCAGGTGAATCCCGTGAAGAGTTTGGCCAGATTCAGCTGCATGAAGTCCAGCACGCAGCGGTCCAGCATCCAGGCCATGGCGATGGTGGTGATGGCGAGTCCGGCCTTCATGACCGTACGCCAGGCCTTGCAGCTTTCGAAGTACCAGTGGCGGCCTTCGCGCCGTGCGGCGGCCCGGTCGGCCAGGATCCCCGAGAGGAAATCCACGGCGATGAAGAGCATCGTCGTGACGACGAGCGGCTGAATGGGGGCGAACAGGGCGGCGATTCCCGCCACCAGGCCGCTAACGAATTTCGACAAAGCCTCCATCGATCGTGCAGCGTTTGAGAATGTTGTCGTCGGGCTGGTATTCGGGGAACTCGTCGCGATGGTCTTCGAGGTACTTGACGGCGCGGCGCAGCAGCATGCGGGCCTGGGTGCGCAGGGCCCGGCACTGACGGCGGAGCGCTTCGTCCGAGGGAGGCTGGTTCCAGGAGGTATCGGGTGCCGAGGTGCCGCACGACGAGGTGCGGATGTCGAGCCGCGGCTGGATCAGCAGCCGTGTGAAGAGGGCCAGCGGCCGGGCGAGATAGTCGTCGCACAGCGAGGCGTATTCGCCGGCCAGGAGCCGTTCGTGGAGCTTGCGGCCGATCACCGGCACGAGGTAACGCTCCTCGGCGGCGGCGATGTCGGCGTCGGTGAAGGTGTCGGGCGGGAGCGGTTCGCCGCTTCCGAAGGCGAGCTGCTGCAGGCGGACGGTTGAGATGAGCGTATTCATGGTTGAGGGGGTGTTGAGGGCTTCGGACGGCCGTGCGACCGCCTCCGATCGGGACCGGAGACGCCCGCACGGGCCGCGTCAGCCGATGCTTGTGACGTTGTATTTGGTGATTTCGGAGAGGTAGTACTGCTGACGGGGATCCTCCGGATCGTAGTCGAGGCCGTCGGCCTTTCGGGCCTCCCAGACCTTCATGTAGATGGGTTTCGAACGCGTCGGGGGGCGGTTGACGATCTGCAGCGAGGAGGTGTCCAGCTCCAGGATGGTGCCGATGACGGCGCGGATCGGTTCGGTGAGTTCGGCCTGTTCGGCGAGGATCACCGTGTTGAGGGCCACTTCGTATTCGTGGAGGATGCGTTCGGCGTTGAATCCCGAGGCGTAGTCCAGCCCGCTCAGGGTCCGGAACCACGAGTGGGCCACGACGATGTCGCCGACGGCCTGTTCGTGAAGGGCCTGCCAGTCGCCCTCGTTCTGGGCCGTGATGGGGATGAAACGCGAGTTGTCGTCGTCGCCGCCGTCGCGGATGACGAACATGACCTGTCCGGGATTGCCGGCGAACTTGCGTTCGGCCAGCCGGGCGATGCGTTCGGCCTCCTCCTCGTTGTCGACGGTCGAGTCGAGCATCATCACGCCGGAGAGCTGGAACGAGTTGTCCAGGCGGGAGATGTTCCACCGGTCGGTCTTGTAGGCGATGGCCGAGACGCCGAAGCCGGCGATGTAGGGCGGTACGCCGTAGTGCTCGAACATGGGTTCGTAATCCTTGTAGTGGATCATGGCCCGGAGAGTCCCGTCCTGCTGGGGCTCGAACGCCGGGTAGAGGGGCAGCGAATGGGCCTCGGAGGGTCTGAACGACGACCAGTTGTGATGGAGGAGGATGTGCTGCGAATCGCGGGCGACGCGGCATCGCGAGGCATCCTGGTGGTAGAGTGACAGGAAGGAATGGTCGGCGTCGGTGACCACCTCGAGGAATGCGTTTCCGAAGAGCGACTTGTCGAACGCCAGCTTGTTGAGGATCTGCCGCAGGCTTTCGCCCGAACCGTTCACGCGGCGGACGAATGCGGCGAGGGCGGGTTGTTGGGTTTCGTCGCAGGTGAATCCCTTTCCGGAGATGTAGTCGGCCTTGTCGTTGATGATTCGGCGATGGGTGGTCGAACGGCGGGCCATCAGGGCCAGGGCGGCGGGGAAGAGGTTGTCGTCGCCCCAACGCCAGAAGAGGTCGTTTTCGACGCGTACCGACCCCAGGGCGGCATAGGGATCCGTGCGGTTGGCGACGCCCACGGCGGTTTTGAAGAGTTTCGTTTTGCTCATGGCGTGTTATCGGATTTCGGGAGGAGCGTCCCGCGGCCAGGCGAAGGCCGTCGGGACGCTCTGGATGGATGAATTACTGTTTGTAGGCGTAGGTGATGAGCTTCTCGTCGAGCAGCAGGCAGCCGGCCATGAAGACGGCTCGCTGACGGTTCTCCATCACGTCGGGGTTGTACCACATGCGGACCTCGTTTCCGGGCATGTCGGCCGTATTGACGGCCATGACCAGATTTCGGCGGTCGGTCAGCAGGGCGAACGACTGGTGGAGCGAGGTGTCGGCCAGATAGCTTCCCATGCGTACGTCGATGACCGGGATTCCGTGGTATGCGAGCTGCGGGCGGCCGTTTACGGCATCGATGTAGGCGGCATCGACGCCCTTCTGGTCGAGATGCTTCTCGTAGAGGTAGCAGAGGTCCGAGGAGACGAAGTAGGCCAGTTGCCCGTCGGTTTTGAGATCCTGGATGTGGGGATCGGCATTGGTCCAGAGCTGATCGAAGATGGTGGTGACGTAGCTGTTGTCGGCGAGGTTCGACTCCGTGTAGGTCGAGTCGACGATCCGGCTGGCCGTGACTCCGTCCTCGATGAGTTTGAGGAATCCGTCGAAGGTGTTGTAACCGTCGTCGGCTGCGGAGTTGCCGGCCCACATCGTGGCGCGGATGTTTTCGGCCAGGACCTGACGGAAGAGTTCGGTTTCGGCGCGTTCGAGGATTGTTCCGGAGAGGTCCTCCATGTTGACGTCGACGATCGTCGAGATCTTCTCGTAGACCATCGAGAAGTAGTCGGCGGCCGAGAATCCGATTTCGGCCTTCACGCGCTGGAGATTGATCGTCTTTTCGGTACGGGTCGGGGGCGTGCTGCCGTTCCAGCCGGCCGTGGTGAACTTCTGGAGGATGTTCCGCTGACCGTCCCAGAGCTGGATGTGGGCGGCCTGGGGCATGTTGTAGAGGACGCGTACGCCGAGCTCTTTGGCCGACTGCCCGGTCAGGATCGGGCGAAAGAAGATGTTCTCGAGATCGGAACCGGTGTACTGTTTCGAATTTTCAAGATAAGTCATGGTGCTTGTTGTTTTTTGAGGGTTTTGTGAATGAATGGTTGCGGGTGTGAACCCGTTTTCGGTTGGATTCGTGGCGGGGCCTTTCGGGGGTCAGTTCCGGAAGCATTTGACATCCTCGGCATAGGCGCGTTCGTTGGCCGATCGGATCGTGTCGCCGAACGAGGGGTCTTCGGCGGGCTTCACGCGGGTCGGTCCGATCCGCTGCCGGGACTCTTCGGCGATGACCGACGAACGTCGGCGCAGTTCGCGCAGCTCCTCTTCCGTGTGGAGGATGTTGCATTCGGCCTGGGGCAGCTCCTTGAGCTCCTTGGGGTTGTCCTTGACGCCCAGTTCGGTGAGGATCCGCTGCCAGCTGCGGACGATGTTTTGGGTCAGCGACGTGTTTTTAGCCTCCGTGCGGGCGGGCTCGATCACACGGTCGGCCAGTCCGGCGGCAATGGCCTCCTCGGGCGAGAGCCAGCGGCCGTTGCCGTTGTTTTCGGCCATCAGCGCGCGGAACTTTTCGGCGGGCCGACCCGAGCGCGAGGCGTAGACGGAGGCGATTCGGGCATCGGTCTGCTGGAGCAGATCGACTTCGGAAGCGATCTTGGCGGCATTGCCCTCGGTCGAGCAGATCGAGTTGTGAATCAGGTAGAGGGCATTTTCCGAGATTTCGCGGTCACCCTCCGAGGCGGCCTGAGCGATGATCGTGGCGGCCGAAGCGGTGTATCCGTAACAGCGGGTGACGATACGTGCCGGGAGCTGCCGCAGGGCGTCGAGGATCAGCAGGGCGTCGTTCACGTCGCCGCCCGTCGACCGGATGTTGACGACGACCTGCGGGGCCTTGATTTCGGTGATTCGGCGCAGCGATTCACGGAATCGTTCGTAGGTGGCGACGCGCGAGTCGGGGTTCTCGAACTGCCACTCTTCGGGGATGCCGATGGTGCCTTCGATGTCGATCTGACAAACGTCGGCGGAGTTTTTGATAAGGATTTCCGATTTCATGGTTCAAAGTTTGGAAGGGTTGTAAAAGGCATTTCGGGCTTTTTCGTAGGAGCAGCAGAAGCGGTCGGCGGCGATTTCGAAGGCTTCGCAGCGGGGGATGCCCTGCTGCTGGAGGCGGAAGACCTCCTCGCGGATGGCCATCCGTTCGCAGGACTTCAGGTCGATCAGTCCGCCGTCGAGCAGTCTGAGGACGGCCTGTCGGGCGGTCAGGCCCTGTACCTGGCGGAGGAGCGTCTCCGCCAGACGATCTTCGAGACGGGTCATAACTGGTCGATGCGTTCGAACTGACAATAGACCGAGGCTTTGCTGGGGTCGTACGCTTCGATACGGCGGAGGATGGCGCGGACCGTTCCGTTGCCGGTATCGATTTGGAATATGGACCGGATGTCGGGGCAGCCGGTTCCCGGGGTGAAGAGCGCGGCGAACTCGTGGGGAGCGATCTTCAGGGCGAGGGAGACCCGTTCGCCGACGGCTTCGCGATGGACCTGCCGGTCGTAGTAGCGGTGGAGGCCCTGGGCGCCGTCGCGGTCTTCGAATCCGAGGGTGAAGGGTTCGGTCTGATCGTCGCCCGCAAAGAGGAATGCGGCCAGCGGGTATTCGTTCCGCCCGGAGGGATACCCCCAGCGTTCGTCATCGGGCAGGGGCTTGATGCCGACATACCGGACGATGCGGGTCGAGAAGTTGGTTCCGTCGTCTTCGGCGTCATCGCGGTCGCCGACCTGCGGGAGCAGGGCCGAGGTGGCATTCAGGTAGTGTTTTGCGGAGTTGAGCGTGGGGGCGAACAGCGGATTTCGGAGGATCTTTTCGCCCTGGAGCGTGGCGTAGGAGTCGGCCGTGACGCTCCAGGCGCCGAGTGTGGTCTGCTCGTCGGCGTTGAAGCGGTTGACGGCACCGTCGCCGTCCTGCAACTGCCAGGTGCGGGTTTCGTGGATCAGCGGGGCGATCTGCTCCCGGACGACGGGTTGGGAGAAGTCCGTTTTGCGGCTCCAGTCGACCGTTTCGCCCGCATAGAAGTCGGGTTCGGGTTCGATCCATACGGTGCGGGTGTCGGGTTCGGTGAAGAAGCGCAGGTTGAACAGATGGGCGAGTGCCTCGAGCAGATCGGCCTGCCGAATGTCGCGGCGGGTGACGTCGGCGAAGTTGACGGTCGATCCCTGAGTGGGGCCGGCCAGGAACCGCGGGCGGAGCGAACACTCCTTGTGCAGGGTGATCTGCATACCCTCCTCGGCTCCCGAGAAGTAGATCTGGTTGAAGAACTTGGGGGATGCCGGTGTGACGTGTTCGGAGGGGCTTCGGAGTTTCACGTCGACGGTCGTCTGCCCGGTTTCGCCGATGTACCCCTTGTAGAGGGCCCAGTCGTCGGTGTAATCGACCCATTGGGATCCGTTGTAGATCTGCAGGCGGGGGTTGGCGATGCTTCCCGAGGCGGGAGTCGTGACCACGGCCGAACGCGAGGCGAAGGTGGCCCAGACGACATTGTCGACTCCGTCGCGGGTGAAGGTCAGCCGGTATTGGCTGCCGGCCGAGTGGTTGAAGACGATCGCGCGGTAGGAGAAGCTGTTCGTGATTTCGTTGCGCAGATCCTTGTAGCGGTTCGTGAGCTGGAACTGGAAATTGGCATTTGGTCCGAGGTAGATGGTGTCGAAACCGGTCAGTCGGGTTCGGGAGAGAATTCGGTGCTGGGTGGTGTATTTCAGGAAGTATTCGAATCCGACGTCGACCTCGGTCGGGGGCGTGAATACGATCTTGCCGTTGTCGGTCGAGAAGCAGTTTCCGTTGTTGAAGAGACCGCTGACGGCCTCGCCGTCGGCATCGATGCTCAGCGGGGTTGCCGTTTCGACGATGTTTCCCAGAGAGTTGCCCAGGGCGTCGGGGTTTGCCCAGACGCGTCCGGATTCGTTGGCCGAGGCGGTGACTGGATTGAGCCTTCGAGCGGAGAATCCCATGCGATTGACGGCCGCCGTGGTGTCATGCGAGGCGTAGGCGCCGCTCATATGGAGCGACTGGAAGAGTTCGGAGTCGAAGAAGGCACTTTTGATGCGGTATCCGGCCCGGGCGAAGATCTGTTTGACGAGCGCCGCGACGTGGAGAAACGGGTGATAGTCTTCGACGGCGAGGATTCGTTCGGCGGGCAGCAGGTCCGAGGAGCTGTTCTGCTGTTCGTAGTCGTCGTGGTGGACGGGGAGGAACTTGACGGGGTCATCGCTCACCCAGCTGTTGCAGAGGTTCGTGGGGGTGAGTATGGTTTGCCAGTCGATCTCCAGATCGGCGAGCGAGCTGCGGGCGGCCAGATCGGCCCATTGGGCGCCTCCGCTTCGGATTTCGATCCGATAGCGGTTTTCCGTTACGGCGAGCAGCCGGACCGTCCCGTCGATCAGGCGGGCACCCTGGAAGGAGAGTTCGGCCTGATGGAGGCTTTTGTTGAAGGTTTCGGCCGAGAGGGCGTCGCGGGCGAAATCGAGCAGGGGGTCGTTGCGTTTCGAGAAGGGGATCTCGAGTGTCAGGGAGCGGCCTTCGCGGGCGGCGTCGATTGTTTCGGACTGTTCGGCGTCGTATCCGGGGACGGCGACCGGATCGCTTCCCAGGTCACAGATTGTTCCATCGATTTTCAGTTCCATGCGGTTTTGTTTTTGGGTCTAACGACGATTTCGAGCGAGCAGAGGGTTCCGAGGCGTTGGATGACGGCCTCCTGGGTGAGCACGTCGATCGGGGTGTAGACATCGTCATCCAGCCGCCAGACTTCGGGCGAGGAGATTACCTCGGCGAGGGCTTCGAGGATTTCGGGTTGTTCGAATGCGGAGACGAGCGAGGTTTCACTGACGGTTTCGGCGGCGGTGACGAGATGACCGTCAATCCCTTCGGCGCGTTGTTTGTCGACGCGGAGCGTGGTGGAGCGCACGGATGGGAACGAGTAGTGCTCGATCGATCCGGCGTGTGAACGCCAGGCGATGCGCACGGCACTCTGCGAGGCGGGGACAACCGTGTAGACGATTGTTCCGAACGAACCGGCATCGACGGTGATGGTTTCGCATCCGGGGAAATCGCGCGTGTCGAGGCGGAAGATCTGGAGCCCGCCGGACATGGATCGGAACGATTCGGCCGACACGCTGCCGGGGGCTTCGGCCGTCACGGTAATCGTGACGGAGTTACTGGCCAGCAGGGTGAGTTCGTCGGCGGCGCCTTCCGGGATCAGGCGTTCGCGGGGCATCGAGGTCCGGATGGCGGA